GTGCAATTTCAGTGCAGCGTGCTACGCACACACCACCTCGGCGAACGCCGCCGCGACAACGATCCTGGCCAGCCCGTCGTGGGCACGGTCCGGATGTACTCCATGCTTCACAAGGGCCTGAATCGGCACGTTCCGCGCATGACCATGGACGCGCTGGCGAAGTTCGGCGCCACTGTGCCTAGCGCCATCCCGGATCTACTGGAACCTCAACTCCTGACGTTCGCCTCAGACCGAGGCATGATGGTGGTGGGGTTCGAGGAAATCGCAGGCTGTAGGTACTACCAGGGGTGGTGGATGCAGTGGGTGACGCCTTAACCTCATAGCAATTTTTCCGTCGTGTGGAAAAACAACATCCACCCAATCTCCAAACACGCGAGAAAAGAGGATAAAGAAAAAAATTAAAATCCACCAACACCCCTACAACAAGACGAAATCTCCCTTTAACGTCCCATATTTTTACGCCAAATACGAAACCAAAAAGAGGCGGAACTCCGCGTTGGGGATTGTACGCAACTGTTAGACTTCAATCCGTGGTCAAAGCCACAAAATAAAAGCCCCAGATCCGCTGCAACGGAACTGGGGCCGACCAAAATGCACGCGCTTACAGGCTGCGGTTCGTGCATCTAGGCGTGGTTTAGATAGCTAAACACAATGTGATCGTATTCGGGTCACCTATCCGCTGTCAAACGGCGCCGAGTTCCAAGTAAGCTCCTCTCCAAGGACCCCGCTTATGGACCTGGACTTTCCGGTTCGCCGAAAGGTGATTTTCGAGATCAACTTTCGTACGAACGTCCGGATCATGCGAATTCTGAACGGAATGCGCTTCCGGATAGTGATGACCCGCAAGTGATGAAACGCGAGCCGGCGGCTAGCCGTAGAAGTCGCCGGCCGTGTATGACTACGATCCTAGATCAGGCTAGGAGGCAAGCCGCCTGATGCCGCGACAACGCGCATTCATCGACCAGCCCCCGCATATCGTCTGAAATTGGGCTTCGCCTGAGCAGCCACGAGAGGCCAAGAGTAGTCTTGCCGCATGCACCCCTGGCCCTTCGACACCATCACGCCCGAGCGTTGGGCGGCCCTTCCGGACGAGGACAAGGCAATGATCGAGGCATTGACCGCCTCGTTCATTGCCGCGGTGGCGCGCCAGCGCCAAGTTGATACTCGTGCGCCTGCCTCCGATGACCGCCCCTACCCCGCCCGCCGGTGAGCCTTCTCGTATTCCGCGAGCATGGCCACGGCGAAATTCAACGACGCCTGCATCGAGGCCAACATCTGCCGCACCGTTTCGATGGGGTCCGTGATCGCCGGCGCAGCCTGGACGTCCCCCGCGCAAACAGCGGGCCTACGAATCAACGCCACGCCCTTCGGCAGCCGGCCACGGCGCGCTGCGTTCTTCACCGGCTGCAGGCCGGCAGTAGGTAGATAGGCAACCTCCGGCGCCTGGGACGCTTGAGCGAATTTTGAGTCGGTGCTAACTTCCATTTGTGATTCTTCCTTCCTACAGGGCTTGTCACAGACCTAACGCCTCGCTGGTTGCTGCCAGCGGGGCGTTTCCTATTGGGTCCGCCAGATCAGTATGCCTACCTGGTCCGGAGAGCCAAATTCTTTGTGCGACTTTTTGGTCTCTAACGAGACTGTTCTCATGGGCATCACCATCTCGGATGATGTAGGTGCGCGGTGTGCTCACCATGGCCTGGCCGCGCTTCATGCGACATCCTCTTTCCTCAGCAGTGGCAACACGGCCTCAGACCATTTGACCTGCTGAACCGGCGTCCCATCGCCATGCCGCTTTCCTGTGTCGAACAATCGGGCGAAGTCCTTTCCAGGTTCCAGCGGCCTCCAGTACTCCCCCGCTTTCGCTTGGAGGCCCGCGCCAGCGAGCAGCAGGTTCACCTTCTGCGCAGAGAAGCCGCCCATCATCTTGCCGAGCTCGGTCGGCGTGAAGAACATGACGCTCTGGTTCTCAGCAGGCAGATGGATGGCGCCCAGGCCTTCCAGCAGGTTCACCCCTGTCAGTTTGCGCACATACTGATTTGCGCTGATAGCGGCAGCATTCCTGTCGCAACCCAACAGCCGCGCGGCCCTGAACAATGGCGGGAATGCGCGGGCGGCCTCAGTCGTCACGCGAAGAGGTGTAGCCGACCGATACCCGCCGGTCTTGCGGATCGAAGGCAGGACTTCGGAGGTCACCCACTTCTTGAATCGCTTGGCTTCTGGCTTCGCGCTTCCCAGGATCAACGCGTAGAGACCGGACTCGTTGACGTGGCTAATTCGCTGGACTCCACCCGGCGTAAGGGTGTCGCGTTTGGCGACATCCTCAGCGTCCACGTGGTTAAGGACCGCATCGCGAGGGTTGGCATAAGCCAACACTTCGCAGACATCGTTGGCGTTGAACCACGGCTCATGGCCCTCCATCTGCACGCGAACTGCGCGAGATTCGAACTGGAAAGGACTCAACTCGAAACGCTTACTTGAAGTGCTCACCTAACGCTCCTTGGGTGGTAAGCGCCTGCTGAACACACCCTTGACGGTTCTGCTTATGCAGCAGGTTGCCACCGATGCGGCAGCAGCTCAGCGATCTGGCTGTTTTTCTGCGTGGGCAGGCGCGTGAGCACGTCCTTCAGATAGGCGTACGGGTCGTGCCCATTGAGCCGCGCCGACTGGATCAGGCTCATAATGGCGGCCGCACGCTGCCCGCCGCGCAGCGAGCCTGCGAACAACCAGTTCGAGCGCCCGATCGCCCAGGGCCGGATCTGGTTCTCCACCCAGTTGTTGTCGATCGGTGCATCGCCATCATCAAGATAGCGCGTGAGCGCCTCCCAGCGCTTGAGGCTGTAGTCGATGGCGCGTGCGGTACCCGAGCCATCGGGCACGCGCTGGCGCTGCGCGATCAGCCATCGATGCAAGGTCTCGGCGATCGGCCTGGCGCGATCCTGACGTATCCGCCTGCGCTCGTCGGCAGGCAGGTCGGCTACGTCCCGCTCTACGCCGTAGAGCGCGCCGAACAGATCCAGTGCCTCTCCGGCGATCTGGCTCTGGTGGCTCGCATGCAGGTCATGGAACTTGCGCCTGGCGTGCGCCATGCAGCCAAGTTCCTTGATGCCGGCAGCGAAGCCGGCCTTGTAGCCCACATAATCGTCGGTCACCAGTTTGCCGCGCCAATCTTGCAGGAACGTGCGGCAGTGCTCACCGGCCCGGCTTGGCGCGAAGTCGTAGAGCACTGCACGCAGGCTGTCGAACGAGGTCGGTGTGTATGCCCACAAGTAGGCCCGGTGCGTCTTGCCCGCGCCCGGATTGAGCATCTGCACTGGCGTCTCGTCGGCATGCAGCACGGGTTTGCCCAGCACCTCGGCCTTGAGCGCATCGACCAGCGGCTGCAACCGCAGCCCGCATACGCCGACCCACTCGCCCAGCGTCGAGCGCGGCAGCGCCAGACCGGCGCGCGCAAAGATGCCTTCCTGGCGGTATAGCGGCAGGTGGTCGGCGAACTTGGCCACCAGCACCTGCGCCAGAAGTCCCGCCGTCGGGATGCCCTTGTCGATGACCTGCGCGGGGACCGGCGCCTGCGTGAGCGTCTCGCAGTGCTCGCACACCCATTTGCCGCGGATGTGACGTTCGACCGTAAAGACGCCCGGCAGGTAATCCAGCTTCTCGCTGACGTCCTCGCCGATGCGCTTCAAGCCGCAGCCGCAGCGGCACGTCGTGGACGCCGGTTCGTGATGGATGTCGGTGCGCGGCAGTTCGGGCGGCAACCGCATGCGGCGCGGCGCTTGCGGCGGCGCAGGCTTGGCGGATATCGCCTCGCGCAGCGCGTTGACTTCCTCTTCGATAGCCGCCATGTCGGCATCCATCGTTTCTTCCAGAAGGCTTGCCTGCGCAGGGTTCAGTTGCTCGCTGCGCTTGCCGTAACGCCAGCGCTTGTACAGCGCCAGCTCCTGCATGAGCTGGTCGATGTGCGTCTGTTTGAAGTGCAGTACGCGATCCCGCTCGGCAACCACCGCATCGTGCGCCGCTATCTGGGCGTCACGCGCGGCCACCTCGCCCATCAGGCGTTCGGCCAACGCGCGCAGTTGCTGTGCGTCGAGGTGATCCAGGGATGCGGTACTCATGGCCCACAGTATGCCGCAGGGTTCGCAGCGGCGATATTGGCGTCTTGCCGGATTGTCCGGCGCTACAACACCGAGATCGCGCCTGCCGCGCCCACATGCTGCCAAGGCAGGCCCAGCACCAGCGCCTGCCACTGCTCACTGTCGACCGCGACGTGTGGGCCGCGCAGCGCATCGGCCCACACGAACTTGCCGCGGTTCAGCCGGCGCGCGGCCAGCCACACGCCGATCCCGTCATGTACCAGCACCTTCATGCGGTTGGCGCGCCGGTTTGCGAAGCAATAGGCGTGGTGCGGACGGGCCGAACCGAACACGGCCACCACCCGGGCCAGTGCCGTCTCGGTGCCGGCGCGCATGTCCAGCGGCTCGGTGGCCAGCCAGATCGCATCGACACGGATCACCGCAGCCACTCGCGTAGCCACGCCACACATGCGCCCGCTTCACTCACGGGCCATTGCACCGTCGCTTGCGCGGGACCGCGCGACAAGTGAATCTCGATGTGACGGCCTGACGAGGGCACCGCAGGCAACGCGACCGGCACGAACGTCGGCGCTACAGGGGCCTGCCGTTCGGCCTGGCGAATCCACTTATGCACCAGGTTCGCGTTCACGCCGTGTGACAGCGCCACGCCGGCAATGGAGGTTTCTGGCTGGCTGCACTGGGCCACGATCTGGGCCTTCAGCGCCTTCGGATAAGACCGACGCTTAGGAACCGGCGCTAATTCTGTCTTCGACATGGTGTCCACCTAAAAGTGGTGGACACTATCGAGGACAACGCACGCGCTCAATATGTGTTCGCCGGGCGCTTACCTTGGGTGCTCATAAGAGTCTATTAGATGTCACTTTAACATAGGAGTCAATTAGACTCTTTTGCGATGATTCTTTTTGACGTCTAGAATCCAAAGCATGACAGAACGACGCCAGCAGCCTCCTTACCCGCTACGCATGCCAGACAGCCTGCGCGACCAGCTCGCAGAAGCTGCGAAGGCTAACGGCCGCTCGATGAACGCCGAAATTGTCGAGCGTCTAAAGGATTCGCTTGGCCCCTCGGAGACCCAACAACAACTATCGCTGGCGGCGGTGCTAGCGAAACTGCAACTGGAGTTGGCGGAACGGCACTACTTCGACCACGTCGAGCTTGTTCAGAGATCAGCACTGGTGCGCGAAGTACAGGACTTTCTGCATGCGGTTGATCGAGCAGATCTGCTTGAAAAACTAGAAGATCTAGACGGCTTTGATGCCCTCGAGCAACTGGCGCAGGAAGACGTCTACGCATCTGGCTACCTGGAACAAATAGCAGGGGAAAAAGCCCAAGAAATCGAGGCAGCAAAGGCCAAGATGGATGAAGCATTGGGTAATTTAGGACGACGGGTAGTGCTAGACGTCGTAGCATCGGAGAACAAAGGTCCCCCCCCAAAAAAGCCGAAGCAGACCAAACTCGTCGACTAACGAGAAGAAGTCGAGTGACTCGAGCGACGGCAGACAGATATCTAGAGAATCGCCTCCCCTCAACCTGTCAAGACCATTGCCCCGTCGACACCAAAAGCAAAGCCGGCAAGTTGCCGGCTTTTGTTGTTGTAGGGACCGATCGAGGCGAGTACGAGGTCTCTTTTACTGCCAATTTCCCGAGGCCATGCCTATACTGAGACACTGCCTGATGCCCAGAGGAACTTTATATGTCCACCATTCCCATTCTACAGAGTCCATGGCCACCTGACGCAGCGGCGGGCCATAAGTTCGTTGCCTTCATCGATATTCTGGGATTCTCCAACCGTGTTCTACACGATCCCGAAGGCGTTTTGGAGGCATATCAACAGTTCTGCGAATCCATTCTTGATTCGCCTAGCCAACTTCCAGTAGAGGCTACCGTCTATTCTGATGCGGTAATGCTGGTAGCTGACAATCTCTGGGCGATATTGCATGCTGCAAATTCAGTTTGGTTCTTCGCCTTGACCCGAAATCTCGTCATACGCGGGGGAATTTCTTACGGTCGCTACTACAGCAAGAGGCACGATATGGGCCTCATGGTCGTCAGTGATGCTCTGGTCCGGGCAGTGCAATTGGAGAAAGACATTGGGGTACCGGCTGTAGCGCTAGACGATACTATTTTCCTTCCCGATGCAGCATGGGCTGGGCACTTTACGGGTTATGACAACGCATTTGATCAGCCGCTGATTCACTACACAGGCTTAAATATTGTCAACCCCTTCAATCGCGCCTGGTTCCGTTCTGCAAGAATGCGAATGCTTCAATTGCTTCAAAATAGCCGTGAGCCCAAGCATCGGGCCAAATACGGTTGGTTCCTCGGGCTCTGGGACGCGGTTAACGAAATGAGAAACATGACCCCTGACGTGTCAATTCTCGATAGATTGGTTCACGACGGTATCCTTCAGTGGGTGGGCCCTGCTCCGGACGCGGTGGAATCGGAACCTGCAATCAAGTCGCTTCGATACCGCATTCATCCGGAAGAACTTTAGATAGCGAAAGTAATACGGCGTGGCGCTCCATGCCTCCCAAATTCTCTATGCACAGCCGCCGACACCAGACTCACTCTGACGGGCCTTTACAGGCTGCCGTGCAAAATCCATCCCCCCGTCGGGGTACTAGCAAAACACTGAGTCGGTGCCAGAGCATAATGCTCTCACCACTTGTTTCCGGGAAGCACTTTGACGATGTCCGGTTGGGTAGAAACTCTAAAATTTGTAGGAATTCCCGGCGCGCTGCTCGCTCTCTACTTCGGCTACTTGAAATTTGGATTTAAGGTTGGAGCGCACTACTCATTTTCTTTTAGCCAATTCGAAGCACAAGGCATTTCTCAGGTAACTCTAGTGAATCTGAAGGATCGCTCCCTACCAATTTTCGCTTTATACGCCAATCAAGGGAATGTGATCATTGAGCTCATCAGATTTGAAGCCCCTCTCGTATTGAAGTCGTTCGACTCGTTGCGCGTTGATATCCCTCGCGTGTCTCAATACTTTGTCGATGGGAAAGCATACGAATTCAGCGCAAGGAAGGAGGGTCGCTCCGGCAGAACCAAAATCTATTACTCTACGGTGGGCGCCATAAAGGCTTGCAAACCGATATCCCCACCGGATATGCACACGCTACTAAGAAGAAGCAAACGCCCCCTAGAGCTGGCTCAGGTTTCGACAATTTATTTCAATGGAAAAGTCTACTCTCCAAGGGTGATCTACATTGTCGAATATAAGATCGACGACAAATGGGACGATGCATTTATTAGCATTGGAGGCCTCATTAGCTGGCGCTTTCTGCCTAACGCGATTCCGCAGCCAGTGTTGGCCGACCCGCAAGTGATTGCCAATCGGCTTTTGAATGGCCTACCCCACGTTCAGAAAATTGCAATAACCAAGACGCATGGCTGGTATCAACATTTCAAGCCAGACGCCCCTATCAACGGTTCGCTGGAAGAACGCCCGTTTTGGGGAGAGCGAAAGGCAGAGGCGAATATAGAAAAATGATCCGCTGCAGCCCGGCTCGCTTCCAAAATGGAGACTGAAACACGCTGCCGAATGCAAGGGCATAGCTTCGCTAAGACTTACATAGCCTAGCCCACGTCATATTGAGGTCCAGAATCTCACGGCGCACCGAGGCCGGCGTTTGGTCAACCTGCGAGGCCGAATCAAAGTAAATCGGCCGCGCATGGTCGCAATACTCAACGCCCACCCTTGCCGGTGCCGCGCACCCAGTCAGACTTGAGACGGTCAGCAACAGCGTCATCGCCAATACGGGCCACTTCGTCCTCCACATTGCGCACCTCCTGGCGAGCCTTCGCCGCCTGTTCGTTGACCTGTTCGTTACGCTCCTGGCGCTCATCTGCCCGGCCGGCGCTACGCCCGCGAAGATAGACCAGCACCACCGCGACAACCGTCGCCGCCGCGGCGGCGACGTAGGCCCATATCCGTTGCATGAATGCGGGCATGGTCAGACCTCCACCGCGGCCATGGCCTGGGCATACAGCTGCGGCCATGTCTTCGGATGCGGTCGCCCCGGCCGCCAGGTGCACAGGTACAGCGACCAGGCCGCATCCCAATCGCCGATGGCCGGAAGCACCTTGGGATCGGTCCAAAGCAGCAACCGCGCCACGCAGGCTGCCAGCACGTCGTCGTACTCCAGCGCTGCATAGATCGCGTCCGGATCACACGCCACGCTACGGGCCTTGCACAGCACTGCCAGGTGGCCCTTGCTCGCTGGGTGCAGGCATACGCCCCAGACGCCGCCACGGCTCGCTCTCGAACCTTTCTCGAACTGCCAGAAGCCCCTCGCCGGCCCGCCGATCTGGCGCCGATGCACGAACCGGCTTTCCTGCAGGCCGATGGCCAGCAGCATGACGCGCGCCGCCGGCGTATCCATGCGAGCCGGCAGCAACGCCAGCGCCGGCTCGATCGCCCGCTCTACAACCTCTTTCAAGTCCATGCTCATCCCTCCCCGCCAGTCCGGCGCCACGGCAATAGCGCCAGCACCTCTTTCACCCAAGCCACCACCCCAATTTCCCGAATACGCGACATCCACTGCATATAGGCACCCAGCACCCACCAGGCCGGCAGGCCTGCGAGCAGCATGCTCGGCCCGAGGACATAGAACCTGGCCAGCGCCAGGTCGTCACCGACGGCACCATGCCGGGCAAGCCAGGTCATGGCTTCCATCAGGCTGGGCTTCCAGGTGAGAACGGCAACGGCAAGCGCCGGCCCGAAAACGAACGAGCACGCCACCGTGCAGATGCAGCGCACGGTGAATTCCCTTGAGGTCTTGGGCGGCATGATCAGCAGCCCGAGGATGGCGGCCAGCGCGGCAGGCGCGCCGTAGGCCAGCGCCACCTTCACCGCGGCGCCGCCGCCGAAGCCGGCAGATGTGGGTTCCATGCAGAAATTCCTTTGATGGGGTCGCATTGCTGCCTCCCGGATGGACGAAAAAAAGACCGCCGGGGCGGTCTATGTCCGATGCGGATGCGGGCGCCGGGTCAGCGCTGGAACAGCCAGGCCGGCGCCACAGGACGCAGATCGGTCGACGGGAAGCCGTCCGTCTCCGGCCACTCTCGCAGGGCGTGGCGATACGCCTGCAGCTCCTGGTATTGCTCAGCACTCAATGTGGTGCTGGCGCCGTCCTCGAGCTCGTCTCGATGGCGCTGGACCAGGGCGTCGGTCGCATCCAACTGCGATCCACGCCAGGCGCGCTCAGTGGCGGCCAACTGTTCGGGTGGCGGCGGATCAGGCTCCTTCGTCATCGGTTCGCCGTCGGGCCCAGCGCAGAACACACGCCCTTGCAGGTGTTCGGAATACAGTCGTTCGTAAAGCTCGGGACTGACCTCGACACCGTCGTCCGGCCAACCCTGTGGGCTGGCCTCGTATACGTCACGCAAGTTGTCCGGATAGAACGCCAACCGGCTGGGCGAGAAATGGTAGGTGGTCATCAGTATCCCCAGACTTCCCAGTAGATCAACGAGGCCCTATCAGCAGGGTTCGGCAAGTAGGCCCGCGAGTCTGCGCCGACCCCATTGCGGACGATCGCAGCGGTGGAGCCGGCCGCGATCAACCCAACGCCGGCGTCTTGCGTTACGAGGAAACGCTCTGCATGAGTAGCGTTTCCGCCCAGGCACATATTCGGAAAGGCGATGGGATACGTCACCCAGGCTTCCGAATCGTAGGGGATCCTCGAAACGCCCCACTGCCGGATGAATCCCGTATCGCCGCAGCGCCACCAGCCCGTCGCACCGAATTGGGCCGAGGAACGCCCTCTGGTAGCGGCATATGCGTCCAGCGCTGCGCGCACGGAACCCGAAACATGAGCGGTAGTGGCGAGCCGGGTGCTGTTGTCCGTCAGCGCCGGGGTCGGGGCGGTAGGCGTACCGGTGAACGCCGGGCTGTCCAGGTTGGCCAGCTTGACGGGCTGTTTCCATACACCCCGGTCGCGCTCACGGAATTGCAGGATGCCGCTGCCAAGCGCGCAACCCATCTGAAAACCATTGGAGTCGTACAGCCTGTGGAGCAAGAAGCCAGACCCAAGCCAGTTTCTCGGATTTGGAACGCCCCTCGCCACATAGAATCCGGACTTGATATCTGGATCATCCAAGTCGGTCAGGCGATTGCTCACATCGACACCATTGTCCGTAGCCAGGCCATATTGCCCCATGGCCTCGATCGCGCGCTCGGGAATAAAAAGGTCTTCGCTCACCTGGTCCGGCGTCTTGGACATCATGGCACCCTTGCCATTCCCGACGAGATAGTTGCCCGCGGGAATTTCATCCAAGCCAGTCCCGCCGTGCGTTGGAGGCAATACGCCCGTGGCCGCGCTCATACTCAAGCCGGTCACTTCCAGCGCGACGTCCGCGGATCCATCGAACAATTTGGCCCGCGCCGTCGCCCCACCGCTGATGGAGATATTGCGCGGCGTTTCCCATTTGGCGGCCGCGCCCACCGTCATAGATGGGGCCCTTTCCGGCAGGCGCTCAACCGGCACGGTGCCAGCGGTCAGCCTCGAGGCATTCAAGTTCTCGAATGCATACGAGATCGCATCGCTGCCCGCCGCCGTGAGCTCTCGGCCCGTCAACGTGGCCACAGCCTCCAGATGCCGGTAAACCCAGGTCAGCTTCTGATCCGTGAACTGCTGCACGGCGTTGAATTGCTCCACCGTCGGCGGCAACGACCCGATGTAGGCCCACCCCGTGCTGTACTGGGTGGCCGAGATCCGGTCCGTGGTCCCGTTCTGTGCCCACGTCGCCTTGAAGAGCTGGAAGAAATTGGTTTCAGCCATCAGTGAATTTCCCGCGCCAGCACGCCGGCGCCAAAACCATAGAAGCCCTGCTCACGAAAGCCAAACGGCTTTTCCGTTGAGCCGGAGATAATTTGCACGCCCACGCCAGCGGCCGCCGGCACCCATTTGTAGGGATTGACCATCAGCGGGTCGTTCGGCCCCGGAATCCGGCTGACCCAAATGCGGATCTTGGCGTTGCCGGCGTCCTGCACCACCACGTTGTTGACGTCGAAAATCGGTTTGAGCGAGGCCATGATTTCGGGCGTCGTGCCGTGGCCGTTGTTCAAGGCGATCTTCCAATACAGCAGCTTTCGGTATTCGGCATCGAGCAGCCGGGTCGAGCCAGCCACCGACCGCTCGTTGGATCGGCGCAGTCGCACCTCACCAAAGCCGCCGACGTTTGGTTGCCCGGCAAAGCCGAAGAACCGCACATAGATCGCGTCATCGATCATGCGTGGCAGCCCGACGATTTCGCCAATGCCGTCGAGCTGCCGCCCCTCGGCCGTATCCAGCCAGCGCTGCTCGTACATGGCTAGCAAGGTGCCCTGCAGGCCGTCGGCCGGCTTCAACAACGCTTTGACCAAGGCTTCAAGCCGCGGCTTGCCTTGGAACTGACCCAGCCAGTGGGACCAGGCGATGCCGGCATGGTCTTGCTGCAGATCCATCAGGTCACCTTGATGCGAGATTGGTCAAACACGGCCACCTGGGAATCCAGGATGTCGATGTTGGATGTGGTGTAGTCGGCCTGGCGGGGGAGGAACGTGGGATCCGTGGAATGGGCCAGCCGCAGATCCACCGTGGCGATGCCCGGCGTGCGGTAGATCGCGCCAAAGAGCCGCTGGCGGATCACGTCGTCCCCGATCGAGAAACCATCCCCCGCCGCGGCGAGACTTGCCGTGATCGCGTCGAAGCCATCCGGCGGGAAGGCCTGTTCAGAGGGAGGCAGCAGCGTCACCGCGCACCACACCCAGACAAAGACCCGTTGGGGCCGGTCGAACTGGATGGGATGCCGGGCGCCTTGCTTGTCGGTCACAACGACGCGTGTCGCCCCATGGGTATCGATGCCGCCCCCTTTGGTCCAGAAGATCGCCTGGGCGACTTCGTCGTCCAGACCGCCGTCCACGACCACATGGATGCAATGCGGCGGCCGGCCAGCCGCGTCAACGTCGTCGCTGGTGTTCTGAAACACCCGCAGCGCCCGCACGCCAGGCACTTGATCACGGATGTTGGGCGCGAGGCTTGGCAGGGTCGCCGCCCCCAGGCGGAACAAGCCGGTGGGATACCGCGCCCGTAGCGCGGCGTCATTCTCGGCCAAGCGCCCCGGGACGCCGGCCTGCAGGTTCTCCACCGCATCCCAACCATCCACGGCCGTCACGATGCCATTCAAGTCGCCCGGCGCGGCCGCTTCTTCCGACGGGTCGGCCGAGACGGCCAGCGCCGGCGAGCCCAGGCGCACCAGGTCCAAGGTCGGTGACCAGGTGAAAGCGCGCGCCACCCTGCCATCGGTTCGTAGTCGAATAGCCGCGCCGTCGCTGGAAACTGCCAGGCCCGTGGACGCCAGTGCGGCCACGAGGCCGGCCAGGATCGCCGGCAGGTTGGTGGTGGGACCGGAAGTGTAGGAGCAGGCGTGGCCGTCGACGGCCACCTCGTACAACGCCGCGGGCGTCACCAAGGGTCGCAGCCAGACATCCGCGGCGGCGGTTCTGCGGATCTGCGCATTCCCGGCAAGCGCCCAGAGGTTCTGGCTGACCCGGTGGCGCACCAAGGCACCGGCGGGGATAGCCGTCCCCTCGGTTCCATACAGGACGACATAAGCCCGTGCCTGCTGGTCAGGTTGGCGCGTCACCCCGGTGAAGGCAACCGACCGATCCAGCGACACGCCGACGGCCGAGCCGGGGTACATCGAAAGGTAAACGCCCTCCATTTGCTCCCAGAGGGCCGCCGCTCGCTCGGCGAAGGTGTCGATCAGCAGACCGATGACACTGTCTGGCCGCGTTTCGACGGCGTCGTTTATGCCTGCCGCCCTCAACCGGGCGCGCAGGTCTTCGATGATTTCCTGCCGGATTTCAGGCAGGCGCATGCGGACGAACCCGTCCGGCGTGAGACCGTAGGTCATGGACTACTCAAGAAAATGGGTTCAGGGGCGATGCAGGTCGACTACCTGGGCAAGCAGGCCCGCCGATGTGTCGGCCTCGTAGGAGACGCGCAGAAGCCGCCGGCCGTGGTCGATTTCCAGCCCCAGGCGCCGGACGCGGGACACGCCAGGCACCTCACCAATCCGGGCGCGAAACGCAGCCTCGACCGCGGCTCGATTGGGGGACTTCACCAGGACTTCCTCGAAGTACGGCACGCCGAAGCTGGTATCGAGGAACCACTCGCCCAGGAAGGCCAGCAGCGTCACCTTGATCTGTTGCGCCACCTTGGCGGCGCCGTCGATCAACGAAGCGCGGCCGACAAGGTCCAGCGCCAGGTCGTGGTTGTCGGACAGTGCAAGATCGATCGTCATCAGACAGGTTTCTCCGTCATTCCGCCCATGCCGTTGGGATGCACGTGCGTGGCGCCCACGTCCTTGCCGTCATGAGTAAGCCGGCCTCCCTCGAACGCCACACCGCCTCGGACGGTCATGGATGCGCCGCCCTCGCCTCCTTCGCCGGACAGGCCCTGCGTGTACCGCAGCGGCCCGTTCACGGTCAGCGGCGTGTTGAAGGTGGTTTGGTCGGCCTGCACTGTCCAGGAGGACACCACGAAGCTCAGTGCGCCAGCGGGCGACAGCTTCATCGAGGCCTGGCCGTACTGAATGCTCAGATTCTCGGTATCGGCCCTGGCGATTCCCGGCCGCACCACGGGGCTGGCGAACGCGTCCGACAGGTCGAACTGGCGGGGATCGTCCGGTGGCCCGTCGTCGCCGGCCAGCCAGTTTTCGATGGAACGGGCCGAAAACGACAGCGTGATCGGATCGCCCGCCTTGAGCGGGACGGATATGAGCGCCTGCGCGCCGTTCACGTCCCCGGTGAACCACCTGACCGGCACTCGGACGATCTGGGGCGGCTTCAGGACTTCGCCGTTTGCCAGGCGCTTGGCCAGGGCCGGGCGCGCGGTCACCGTGACGCCGTCATAGGACACGACTTCCCCCGGCAGGGTCGTATACACGTCTGCCAGTTCCGCGTCGATCAGGGCCCGGAGCCCTGCAATCGGGTTTTTCATGTCTTTCTCTTCTCACGATGCGGCAGATGCGGATCGACCAGCTGCAGCTCGGATTGCCAGTCGCCGCCGGCGCTGTCGCCGTAGTGACGCACCGCCTCAACCCGCTGAAATGCCTGTACCGTGCGGCTCTCCAGTTTGACCAGGTCGCCAGGATTGATCGTAGGCAGCAACAACGAAGTCACGCGCCAGCCGTCGAGCTGCTGGCGGGCGCTGACCAGGCGGACGTCGTCGTTTGTCTGGCCGTCACGCACGCGGGCTTTTTCCCTTGCCGCTTCGCGCGTGCGCTCCGGATAGCCGATCAATCCCGTGTCGGCCGCCAGTACCACCGCCTTGCGACGGGTCGTCCCGCGCCGGCCCACAACCTGCAATTGCTGGTTCTGGATCGACCATTCCAGGCCGGTTCCCTGCGTCACTTTGTGCAGCGCGGTGCGGGCGGCTCCGTAGAACGAAAGCCCCTGCTGCCATCGGCGGTCCGGCACGTCGTCGGCCATCACCAGCGGCAATCCCATCTGGCGCGCCACGTCCCGGATGATGGCGCTGGCCTGCGCGCCCGGCCCCAGGCCAATCGAGACGGCGGTGTCCCTCACCTCGGTGTAGCCGTCCTTCACGGCAAGCTCGGTCACCACATCCGGCAGTTCGTACCAGGTGTATGCGTAAACCACGCTGCCCGACGCCATCAACAGCGGCCCACCCTCTTCGGCATAGCCGGCGTACAGCACGCAGCGCAAACCCGGCTCCTCCAGCGCCCGGCGAGTGTCCGCGGCCAGGTTGTAGATCCTGATCTTGTGGTCGTTGGGCTCTTCCTGGGCGTCCTTGCTCACTTCGAAGGTGACCCGCATGGGCTGCCGGATCTCCAGCCCCTTCTGGTTCGGCTTGCCCACCAGCAGGCGGTACACACGATCAAACCGCGCCATGGGCCACCTCAGCCGCCTCGACGTACACCAACGCCACCTTGCCGGCGGGCAAAGCCTCCCGGTCGATTGCATCGCGCCGGTCGGGCGCCAGCGCCACCAGCTCGCCGGCCGGCACCGCCAAGTGCCGATACAGCGCCAGCAACGGCGTATCGGGCACAACGGCGATGCCGGCGACGACCACTTGGTTGTAGGCGTTCTCGATGGACAGCGTCCACCGTTCGGCCTCGCTGTTCCAGGACAGGCCCAGAAAGAACGTGGCGCCGTCCAGCTCCACCTCGGTGAGGCTGTCATTGGCGTCCAGGATCGGTATCTGCAGCATCGCGTCATTTCCCGAAGATGACCTGTTTGATCTTCCCGATGATCTGGCCGGTATCGCTCTTGAGCACCGACACTTCCTTGGGGGTGGCCTTGCCGGCGTTGGTCTTGGTGGCGCCCGCCTTGCCCTTCACTCCGCCCTTGACCTTTTCGGGCGGGATCACGGCCTGGCGCATCGCGACCTTGCGGATCTTGCGGAAGTCCGCGCTGATGCTGAACCGCTCGCCGTCCTCGTTGTTGCGGTCGATATCGCACCGCTCCATGACGAACCCGACATAGACATCCAAGCCGGTCACGACGGTCACTGGCAGCCGGTCTGCGTGGATCTTGCGCAGCGCCTCTTTGGCCCCGATAAGCTTGGAGCGGCCGCCTCCGCCATGCCCGCCAATGCGCGAAGCGATCGTCTTCATCCCGCCCAGCAACGAGGCTTCCGCCGCCGTCACCCAGCCTTCCAGGGTAAGCAGCTCCGATTCCTGGACGACATGGTCGGTCACCGGCGGGCCGTCCTCGACCGGGTACTCGGTCACCCGGCTGTTGAGCGAGGTTCTCTCGCTGATCAGGGCATCCAGGGGCAGCACGCCGATGCTGCTGCCCCCGCCCCACCCGAACACCATCGACACGAAGCTCATCGCGGCTCTACCCCTACCTTGCGGCTTCTACGCCCGTATGAAAGTCCAGAAACTCTGCCAGGCGGTCAATGCTGCGTCGCTGGGTGTTGGCCAGGCCGCGCGCAGTCGCACCAGCTACCGCGCCCGGATCAGCGCCAGGCGCATTGACCGTGGTTTCGTTGTGGATCTCTACGGTCATTGGCCCTCGCCCACCAGACGCACCGGCGCGGACGGCAGCGCCGGCCGATACCAGCGGAATGCCCGCCCCGCCGGCGAACGCCTGCCAGACAGCCTTATTGCCCAGCAGTTCTTTGGGGGCAGCCATGGCGGCCTTCTGGTCGTCGGGCAGCATGTCCCCCGGCAGCAGCCGCTCCAGCCACTTAGCCGCCGCTTCGACCTTGTCGGTAATCCACTTGGTGATGGCGGCCCCGATCTCCTGGATCTTGGCGATCATGCGACCGCCGATATCCTCGAAGAACTTCCACAAGCCACTGAAGGCGTTGCGCCAATGCGCGATCGCGCCGTCCCAGTCGCCGGTGAACAGAGCAACGACGCCCCTCACCAGCCCCACCCAGAACGTCCACAATGCGTCGATGTACTCGAGGACCGGATCGAAGAAGGTGCTTTTGGCTTTGCTCCGCAGCCAGTTCCAGGCATCGCCCAAGGCCTTATTGATCTTATCCCAGTACTTCCAGATCAGCCACAGGCCGCCGATGACGAGCGCTGCGATGCGGCCCCACGGCGTCATCACGAAGGCACGCCATAGCGTTGGCACTACCCGCGTCGCCAAGAACACGAACACATCGCGGACCACGCCCAGGACCCACAAAAACCCTCGGAAGATCTTCCACAGCCCGTAGGCCATGATCAGGATCGTGCCGAGCCCCTTGAGCCAGGGCTTGAGGTCCTTGCCGGCTCCGCCGAGCATGTCCTTGATCTGTATGAGGAAAATCTTGACCGTTTGGATCTCGTCCTTCCATTCCTCCACCGGGCCGATCAGGTCGCCCAGCATCGAGTCACCGCCCCGATACCAAACGCCGATGTCGTCCATCAGCAGGTAGATCGTGTACAGCAGCGCGGCCATGCGGAGCATCGGCACAAGCGCGCGGTTCCAGAGGGCGAGCATCCGTCGGGCGCCGGCGGGGCCGCGGCGTAGCGCCATGGCCGTATCCAGCCCGATCGCCGCGCGCGTGGCGGAGACCAGCGAACGGATGAGACCGCCAGATTGCACCGTGGCCAAGCGAAGCCAAGCCCGCAGCTTCACCAAGCCCCAGGCGCCGCCAGTCAAGGCCAGCAGCCCGACCACCGTCTGGATGTGGTCGGCCAGGAACTCAATGGCGCGGGTGACAGCCAGCACCGCCTGGCGCCCGAGCCAGGCCTGCCCCCAGAACCGCTGAAAGGCGTTGTTCCAGACGGTCATGGCGTCCGCCATGGTCACCGGCATGTCCTGCGCCTCGATGCGCATCTTCACCAGTTGCGACTGAAGCGCCGGCAGGAACCTGTCGCTGGTGAGGCGGCCGGCCTTCACCTGCTCGAGTAGCTTGTCCGTGGTCAGGCCCAACCCATCCGCCAGCGCCACCTGCAGGCGAGGCGCCGCCCGCATCAGCGTGCTGTACTGGTGCATGGCCAGCTTGCCCTGCATGATGGCGGTGGTCAGCGAAGCGATGACCGATTCCTGGTCCTGCGCCTTGGTGCTGGATAGCGCCATCCCCAGCGCCAGCCCTTCCGTCACGTCCACCGTGTCCTGGGTGCTTTTGCCCAGGTCGGCCATGGTGCGGCGAGTGCGGACGAACAGCTCGGCGCTGGACTCGTACGATTTGTAGGTCAGGCGGGCCACGCGGGCCAGTTGTTGATCAACCTCCGTGTACTCCTGCGCCGAAGCGGTCGCCTTGCGCATGCGGGCCTCCATCTGGCCCCACGCATCGATGTCTCCGAAGATCCGCCGGACCACGGCCACACCGAAGACTGTGCCGACGATCTTGCGCAGGCCCGAGAAGGCGCCGGCCTGCTCCTTGAGTACGCGCACGCCCTGCCATTGCGCGCGGGTCATTCTGTCCTGAGCCTGGCGGGCGTCCTGGATGCCCAGGCGAATGCCCTCCCAGGTGCCGATTCCGATTTCCCGAACCGTGTGCAGGCCGCTGCGCGCCTTGGCCATGAAGGTGCCGTAGGCGGCCTGAACCTGCCCAATCCGAGCTCGCGCATCCGCGACGTTGACCGGAAAAGCCGATGCCGCTCCAACGCCAGCAACAGCCGCAGCCGCGCCACGAGGTACCGACGGCAGGCCTACGGACGTCGGCGTGCTCACGGCCGGCGTGGGTATGGCTGCGGGTCGCAGGGTCGCGGCCTGCCGTAAGCTCTCTCGCATGCGTTGCACGGCGGATTCGGTGACCCGTGCAATGGTGTCCTGGACCTCCGAATAGGCTTGCTGGTACTTCTGGAGCCCCGAATCGTCCACTTCGTACCGCAGGAGGGTGACCAGCTCGCGAACTACATTCATCGGTCTTTCCTATTGGCGTGGGCCTGCTGGGCTTCCTGCGCGTCCATCAGGGCATTCAGCTTCAGGATGTCCAGCAGATCCACATGCCCCTGGCGCGCTGCCTCGGGACTGACGAGACGGGCCAGGATCGGCCGCCAGATGATCAGCTCTCGCTCAAAGTCGGGGCGGAAGACGCCGACAGATTCCCCAGCTTCCCGCGGGCCAGACCAAAGCGGCTGGCCCAACGCGCCAAAGGGCCGGCGAAGTTGTGCACTAGGACGTGGTACATGAGCTCCAGGATTTCGGAGAAGTCCTGGAACGCCAGCCCGCGATGGGCATCGGTGAGCTTTTGAGGCTCGCGACCCTCGAGCTCGAAGCTGACGTTGTCCGGGCCGACCAGCAGCCCAAACCACTTCTGCAGGTCGTCACCGCCCAGGCGGCTGGACAGGTGTCGCAGGGCTTGCATGACGGCCTGCTCGTCCCGCAGTGAGGCCTCGCCAGCCCCAGCCGTGCCGTCGCTCGCCTGGCCACCCACGATGGCGCCAAACAGCGAGCCAGCAGCCGGCAAGATTTCTTTCTGCAGGTCGCCCAGCAGTTTGAGTTGGGTAAACGCGTCGAACTTGAGGATATGGAAAGTGGTGGTTCCAATGGGAACCGACAGCGTGCGACTCATCAGCTATTGCCTCCGATGACGTTGATGGAAGGCCCCGCTTCGATCACCCATTCACGGGTGCCGACCTTGGCGCCGTAGCCGGCTTCGGGGGTTTTGACGATCCAGGCGGAATCCGAGGCGTGCAGCGACTTGCCCCGCAGGTCGGTCACGGCCACAGGCACGGCGCCGTCGCCGTCGGTCGCCTTGTCGGCCTGGTGCAAGGCCGACAGAAGCGCGTTGCTGGCGCTGGTTTGCAACAGCGTCACGGTGATGCGCAGGCGCGTGTCGCGCGACATGGCGCGGGCCACCTCGCCATCGACGCCCGAAACCGAGGTAATTCCCTCGCCAATCTCGGCCACGGTGACAAAGGTGTCTTCGGCCAGGCCGCTGAGCGCGATCGCGCCCATCACGATCTTCACCCGGCTCGGGGCATAGCTTTTTACGGACATGCTCAGGTGCTCCGCTTAGATTTGTTGATAGGTCAGGTTGCCCTTGATGTCGGCAACATGAATGGCACCGGCCAGGCGAGCACTGAACTTGAGGTCACGCAGGACACGGTTGGCCTTGTCATTGGCGGGAATGTTCATCGACAGCGGCGCCGAGATCACAAAGCCCGGGATGATCTTGCCGGCGCCGTCGACCTCGTCGGGCGCCACCAGGCCGCGGGCCTGGGCCAGCATCAGAGCCTTGCGCACGCCGGTCACCAGGACCTGGATGCCATCGTCGGTAAACGGCACCTTGCCGGGCGCGTTGACGAGCTGGGTGGCTACCTCGATCTTGACCTGCTCGGCCAGCCAGTCGCGGCCGCGGATGACGTCGATCCACTCGCCCGCGGCCACCTTGCCGTTCTGGGTCACCGCGAAGTTGCGCATCTGCTCGAAGGTGTTGGCGTTCTTGGCGTGCGCCGCCAGCGCCTGGCCCTCGGCCAGCCCGTCGTAGGTGATACCGGCCAGGCGCGCGTTGGCCCAGGTTTCCCCGCCCGGATAGAAAGTGAAACGGTTGGCTGCCACCGCCGCTTCCAGCGCCTCGCTGTCGGCCTTACCGTGAAACCAGACGTGCGTACGGAAATACTGCTTCTGCTGGCATTTCGAGGCCAGGTCGTCGGTGACGGCCGCGTCGAGGATGCCGGCCTGGGCGCTGGAAACGCCGAACAGCCGTCCGTTCGATTCGACCCATTCGGCAGCATCCAGGATGTCAGCCTCCTTGCGGCTGGCCAGCGCGACGCCGTACCAGTCGGCGTTTTCCTTGCTGCATGCGGCCAGGGCAGCGGTCGGCGTCTCCGAGCTGGTCGCGATACCCACCGATAGATTACCCTTGACCGCGACCGCTACTGCGGTACCGGTGTCCTTCGCCGTAATGGAGATCTCCGAGCCGACCGAGGTCGGCGACACCGGCGCGCCGCCTGCGACGATGGCCTGCACCAAACCGGCGGCGATCGTCGCCGGCGTGCTGTCGGCCAGGCCGGTGAACTTGGACGCCACCGACTGGACGTTGCCATCCAGACCTCGCCAGGACAACGTAATCGCATAGTCGCTGGCGTTCGCCCGCGTGACCGTGACGCGCGAGGTCTCGACATGGCGCCGGCCCACGAAGACTCGCGGCACGGTTGGGATCTGCTTGAAGGCGTCGCGCACGGCGATGTACAGCGGATCGGCCTGGCTCAGGCCCAGCTCCAGCAGTTCGGCCGCCTCCGAGACGACAAGGATGCGGCCGACCGCCAGCGCGTGCGCACCCAGCACCAGGATGTCCGAGAAATTCTGCTGCTTGATCGCGGTGGTGTTCAGGGAGATCGCCACATTGACGATCCGTTCAAGGTTTGCCATGCGTGGCTCCAGTAAAAAGGCCGCCTGCAAGGCGGCCAGGTGGCAAAGGGGAAGCGGCGACGCGCTTACGTGGCGGGCGCGACCGATTCGATAACAGGCACGGCCGCCAGGCTTGCGACGACATAGCGCACACCCAGCTCCAGGAGGGCGCGCTGCTCATACCGCGCGCCCTCGCGCAAGACGGGGATGTTCTGCAGGCGGCCTCGCTCAAAGACCGCCAGGCCAAGGGCTTCGGCGCGCTCCTCGAGTTCGGGGTGCTGCAGGCGTAGCTGAAGCGTGTCCAGGCCGTCATAGGCGCCGGCGCCGAACCCTTGCAGCTCCACCGTGGCGTCGTTGTGTTGAGATATCAACGCGTTGCCATGCTCATCCACCTCGCCCTGCTCCGCCCTGCTGGTCTGCGCCCAGCGCACCGCCATGGCGATATACGGCGGCGCCGGCCGTGTGCCGTTCTCGTTGGCAAAGATCACGGGGATGCCGGCGGCGGCCGCCTCGATCAGTTCGAAAATCGCGTCTTCCGGTGTCATGGTTGTCCTGCGGATGTGTGCGCCGATGGGACTATCGCGCCGTGCTTGCACGGTCTGCGACTCGGCGCCGCCCTCTCCGGTGACCTGGATTGCCCGGCCGGACCCGGGGAGAGACCCTGCGGACGCTTAGCCCCGTCCGCGCCCGGTCCAGGTGGCCGGGGTGTGCTGCGAATTCTGTTGTTCCTGGTCGGCCAACAGCACGGCCAGGTAGCGGTAATGGGGAATGACGCCCGACTGCCAGGGCGCCACGCCCACCAGCAGGTATTCACCCGCCAGCGGCCCCGCGCCCCAGACCAGCCGATCGCCGCCGGTCCAGTCCTGGCCGGCCACGCTCAACAACTCGGATGTGTAGATCCGGACGGCCGCCCGTATGCGACGCCCTTCGGGGGTCGCCTGCAATTGCTCGTAGTCGCCCACCTTGGCCGGCTGTACCGAGGCGGAAATGGTTCTGTCGGGAGCGGGCTCGCCCTCGATCCAGCGCCCGCGTTCTCGGCGCCCTGGCAACTGGCCACGGATGACATGTGGTTTTCGGAAACTCATGCCGCTACACCTTCTGGTATCGGACAGCGTTCACCAGCAGCCCGTGGTCGATCAGGGGCACATCGCTCCCCTTCTTGGCCACCGTCGATTTCGCGTTGGGCTTGGCCCATTCCTTGGAATGCTGGATGTGCGCCTTCTGGTGCTTTTCAGCGAACGTACCCAACTGATCCAGGGCCTGCTCCACGGTCAGGCTGCCGTCTTGGACGGCGCTCGCCATCCGCTCCATGGCCATGCCCAGCACTTCGCCGTTCTTCTCGGCAAAATCGCGGATGGCTGGCCGCGCGGGGGTGTGCTCGGTGCCCAGCTCGTTCCAGATCGCGATATCGATCAGCTCGATCCCCGTCTTCGGGTCCGTGCCGGCATCCCGCTGGATGCCAAACTCGACGCCGCGCCCATTGATGGCCTTGGCAAGACGCGCGTGCGCCTCCAGCCCCTTGTCGATCGCCTTAACCGCCACGGGGAATACTCCTTATGGTGGCCGCGCCAACCTTGCATATGCGCGCCAGCCGTTCGTATCTGCCGTAGAAGCCCGCTGGATCCTCCGCACCGGCCACTCGGCCATAGACGCGCTGCAGGTCGCCTTCCTTCTCGCTGACCAGGCCTGGCCTGGCCACTACGCCGTCGGCGTCCGCTGCGCGCTGCGCCTTGATGCCGTACAGCAGCCAGGCGGCGTACCAAAGCTGTGCCTCGTCCTGCAACTTGGCGGGCAGGCATGCCGGCCGGTAGTCGGCGGCCATGGCCAGCGCCCGCTCCTTGTCCGGCGCCGGCAAGCTGGCCACCGCCGGCGCCAGGAAATCCAGATCGTCGATGGTGGCCGCCATGCCTACGACTCCAGCGAGCCGCCGCCTTCGCCCAGAGCGGCAGCCTTCAAGGCCTCGTACAGGCCCTGCAGCTCTGGCTTGGAGGCCGACGGCGAGTACTGGGCGCCCTGCTCATCGAGCCAGGCTTTCAGCTCCTTGACCGTAGACGGCTCCTTGTCCGCCTTCGCCGCAGGGGCCTGCTTGTCACCACGGCCCGGCGGCACGGCTGCATCCTCGCCGGGCGGGTCCGTCTCGACCAGCAGCTCGCGGTCGATCAGGTCCTGTACGCCGCGGTCCTCGGGGTTGACCCACGCGGCGCGCGTCGGCGCGATCACAGTATGGCCACCGATGTTGATGACCGCCTTGGTTCGGTTTTCGCAATACAGCATCAGATATCTCCCTTCGCCATCGACAGCGGGTAATACACGACCACCCCGCCGGCACGCGCCAGGCAGGGCACGACGAGCTCAAGGCCCCGGGCCTGCGCCGCCAACTGGTTGAACGGCATCGGCAGCTCCATGGCGAGGTTTTCCTCGCTGTACTCGTAGGCAAGGATCAGATCCTTGCCGCCGGCGCCCGCCCCCTTGAACTCGGCGGCGCCGATGATCTGCAGGCCGGGATGCTTATCCAGGAAGAACTGGCCCACCGTCTTGCCGTTGGAATCCGGAACGCGGCGCGAAAAGATGCGGCTGCGCTGCTCGGTCGGCATGACGATGCGGGTAGGCGTGTGCACGTCCTTGGACTGGTTGGTCACCGCGTCGTAGATCATGTCCAGGTCGGCCAGGATCTGGTCGGGGGTGGTGGCCGGATTCAGCCAGTCACCGTGCAGCCCCACCACCAGCGGCACGTTCGGGTGGTTCACCAGGCCGTACAGGCCAAACTTGCGATCGCCGATCAGCGCCATCTGGTTCAGCTTGATCTCGATCGCCTTGCGGGCTGCCATCGACTTGCGCGTGGGCAGGTCGCTGCGATTGGCGGCGGCCGCCCGCAGCTCCATCACGCTGTAGCCGTAGGAGTCGCCGATGTTCTTGATCTGGGCGATCTTCTCTTCGCCTTTCACGTCCGCGCGCGGCAGGTCATCGGCGTAGTTGGCGACAATCTTGGCCATGCCGACCTCGTCGTACATGAAGTACGTGAAGGTCTCGGCCCACTCGGGCACCTCGGTGGAGATCGGCACCAGCGTCAGGCCCACCATGGGCGGCAGCTTCTTGTCGTAGGTCCGCGTCTTGACGTAGTCCAGCTGGCGGGCGCTGAAAAGACCTTCGTCCTCGCGCATGCCGGCCAGCGCAACGACGATCTTTTTCACGGCCGGCAGGTCGGCCTCGTCGTAATGCTCGTGTTTTTCCATGCTGATTCCCAATGAAAAAGGCCCCTACGCGGGGCCTTGGGGGTGATTGCGGATGATGGCGGCTGGATCAGGGCGCCGCCGCGGCGGCAAAGGGCGCTAGCAGTTCGATCAGGGCGATCTTGCCGCCGGACACCTCAACCGCCCCCGACCGGAAGACCGCGTTGGGCACACTGGTAGCGCCGCTGTCCGATACGGTGCCGTCAGCCGCGCAGCGGACCAGGCCATCCTTGGTCACGGCGCCGCCGTCCGACACCTTTGCCCAGCCGCGGCGAACGCGCAGCACGCTCACGGCGTCAAACTCGCGGTAGCCCCCCTCGCGCGGGATGGTGTGCGTGTGCAGCGCCAGGCCGCGGATGCGAGAGCCTGGGCCCGCGACGATGCGGTCGTCGGTGGTGTCGCCCACGATCACGCCGGGGGCAATATCCCCTGCGGCGGCGTAGGTCTCGACATCGTCATAGCCCAGGTCGGCCTTCATGCCGGCGTAGGCCGGCTCCATGCGGTCATCGTAGATGGCGGGCATCATTCGCCTCCTTTCTTCAGGTTCGCCAGGTAGGCCGAACGGGCCGCGCTGGCCGATTTGGGCGGCGGCGCGCTATCGGAGCGCTGCTGCCGGGCGGCCGACGGGTCGCCGCCGGCCAACTCGCGGCGCTGCGTCTCGACGGCATCCTGCCGGCTCTTGGCTTCGCCCACGGCCAAGTCGAACGCGGCCTCGATGTAGCCGTCGGACTTGTCGGCCAGATCGGCCGAGTCGCCACGGACCGCCTTGATGACGCCCTCGCGCAGCGCGCGGTCGGTGCTGTCGGCCTTGAATGCCACCTTGTGCTCGGTGGCCACCGCCTCCAGCTTCACGCGGGCCAAGGCCGCGCCCTTGGCGTCCTGGCGGGCCTGCTCGATGCCCTGCTCCGCCTGGTCCGCCCGCGCCTTCTCGGCATCGGCGCGGGCCGCCTCGGCGTCCGCCTTGCTGGTGGCCGTTTTCAGGTCGGCCCGCAGGCGGTTGATCTCCTGTTCGACTTCGGGCGCGGCGTCATAGGACAGGCCGTTGTCGAGTCGGATCTTGACCGTGCTCATGTCATGTTCCTCATCGGTTTTGGTTACGGCGTCTGCCGCGTCTAGGTTCAAGCGCGCATTGCCTGCGCGCCCACGTTTCACCACGGCGAGGTGGTTGTATCGGATATGCCGCTGGACGATGTCGTACGGCTCGCCCTGCGGCGATACCCCGGGGGTTTCGTCCAGCTCGAGCTCGTAGCCCAGCGACAACTCCTTGTTGCCGGCGTCCACAGGTCCGGTATCGAAGATCTGGATGTCGCCGACCATGTTCTGGCCGTCCTGGCGCCCTTCGGACAAGGCCGTGCCGATCATGTGCTGGCGCACGTTCTGGGCGTTGACCTTGCCCGGGTGACCGTCTGTGATCGGCTTTCCCCGCAGGCTGGCCAGGGAGTCAGCGTTGAACACCTCCTCAGGCGGCCGGTACTCTCGGCGCACGCGGCCCGCGCCGTCCCGGTATTCGAAGACGCCGGTACGCGTCAGCACGGGCGTGTCGACCAGGTAGCCCTCGTCCGTGCGGGTCGCCTTGAGCGGCGCCCGGTCATATCGCATCACCATGGGATTTCCTTCAATGAACAATGAGGGCGTCCAGATCATCGAGGGCCGGCAGAATCGCCTCGGCCCAGCACCGGCAGCGGATGGGCTTGCCCGGGTGGCCGTCTGGCGGCGGATCGTCCCAGTTGAATTCCTGGCCCTCGCGGTCGACGTGCTCATCGCGCTCGCGGTCATCCAGGACGCCCCGCCACCGGTACTTCTTGACGCCGATATTGGTCTGCCGGTACTCGGTCAGGTTGCCGTTCAGCTTGCCGATCTGGTCACGGGCGATCAGTTCGGCGCGCTTACGCGGCAGGTCATAGGTTTCCCGGATCTCGCGGGTCATGTCTCGCAGGGATGTGTCCCTGTGGACGGCGGCAACCACCCGGCCGTGCAGCGAGTCCAGGTATTGCTCCGGGATGGACTTGATCAGGCCAATGTTCTCGGCCTCCCAGGGGCGCAGGATGCGGGCCAGGGCTGGCTCGGCCTTGAACACGTCCACCCCGTAGGCGCGCCGCAGCATGCGGTGGTACTGCTCCTTGTTGTATCGCTCGACCCGCTGGGACACCAGCGACGCCAGGCTCTGCGCTTTGCCGTCAGGCAAGGCTGCCGCCTGCAGCGCCGCCATGAAGGCTCGGCGCAGCGACTCGAACCAGCCCCCGTCGCCGGCGGGCGTGTTGCGCAGGTCATCCTCGCGCAGCACCCGCGGCAGCTCGGGTATCACATACCGCTCGACGGCCAGAACGGCGGCCTGTGCAGCGGTCCGCAGCTCCCGCGCGTAGTCTTGCTCGTCGCCCAGCGGGTAGCGCCACTGCTTAGGTGGCCGCGGCGTACGACGTGGCCGTTTGACCGTTTGCGTCGGGAACGAGGCCATAGAGCCCTTCCTGTTTCATGTAGCGCATCGCTTGATCCTGGCTGAGCCCATTGTCGACGGCGGCGCTCAGGGCGTCCATTTCGCGGGCCGAGGCCTCGGCGTTGGCCTTGCGAACGTCGGCTTCCTCTTTGGCCGTGGCCGGCTTGAGCGGCGGCCAGGTGATAGACCAGGCCTCCCCCTGCGCGGTACCGGTGCCGGCCAATGAGCGTTGCGCCCGGATCAACGACACCAGGCGCTCCAGCGCGGGGTTCAGCTTCACCTCACGGCCCATGGCCACCGCGTTGTAGAACCCCTCGAGGTCTCCGTCGCCGGTGGCGTTCAGGCCGGCCGCTGACCGCCCGAACAACACGCTCACCGGATAGCCCGCCTCGGCCGACACCGCGATTTGGAATTCGGCCAGGGTGTCCTTGATGCCGCCCATGTCCGAGCTGAGCACCTGGTAGTCGTCTTCCGCATCGACGGCCACGCCGTTCAGGGCGTTGCGGGCGGCGTCGACCATCTCCACGCGTTTCCGGACGACCGCCTCCATCTGAGTCTGGATAGCTTCGGCGAGGCCTCTCATCTTGTGTACGGCCTGCTGCTTCTTCTCCATCAGCCGAAGCGCCCAGGTCAACCCCTCGCCGTAGCGCCGGATCGCCCGAAACGCCCGCGCCGCCGCCGGCCGCCCCGCCCAGGGAATGCCCTTGCGGTTGAGCTGCGCCGGCAGCGGATCGCCCGGCACCTCGATCAGGCGGCTCTCATGCACCAGGAACTCGGCCGAAGGCACACCCGCCGCCTGCACGCGCACGCGGTAGATCTCGGGCATACCGTAGTTGGCCTCCTTCGGGTTGGAGTAGCGCCTCTCGGTGGCCGAAACGTCGTCCAAGGTGAAGACCTTGAGCTCCAGAAGGGTGTCCAAGGCATCAAGGTTCAGCGGGTCACGCAAGGCGCGCCCGTCCTTGGCAACAATCACGATCGCCCCGCCGCCCGTCAGGCGCGCCCAGCGCCAGGCGTCGGCCAGCGCGGGCAGCGCCTTCAGCCGATCCAGCTCGTCGCGTACCCGGTCGTCGCCGGCGATGACCACGCCTCGGGACACAGCAGTGTCCGGGATCATGTCCACGACACGGGCCGGCAGACCGCCCTCGGCGTACATCGCCAGGTCGTCCAGCGCGCCGAGCCCGCCGGGCAATGCGTCCAGCATGCCCGGCCCCAGCAGTGCCGACAGGTACCCGTCTTGGTTCATCATGTACTTGCCAGCGCCATGAAGCGCCCTATGTCGCTGCCCGCCGTGGCGAGCATGTCGTTGATGGCGTCGACCATGGGGTCGACCTGGTCGTCGTGAGCGTGGCTATCGTCAGCGGTGAAGGCCTCGCATTCCGCGATGAAGTCGTTGACCCACGGGGCTTCTTCCGGAATACACACGAGCTCCGCTTCGAGGTAGCTCTGCACGTCCATGACCCGCGTCAGCTTGTCCTTGTCCCGGGGCACGCCCTTGACAGGGATATGCCCGCCGGCGGCGATCTCCTGGACCAGCCCGGTACCGCTCGACTTGTCCTCGATGAGGAACTGCCGCAGCGGCGCCGACAGCTTCGGATTGAAGGGCTTGTGCTTGGCCCAAAAGTCCAGCGCCCGCCGCTTGAGCTCCGGCGCCTGCCATTTGCCGCGCAGCAGATCTAGCAGGTACAGCTTGCCGTCGTCGCCCAGGCCCCAGCATTCGAAGACGCTGTAGTCGTTGCGTTCGGCCGTCTTCTGGGCCGTGTCGGCGAACACCTTGCGCGCCACGATCCGGGGCGGAACCGCGTACCGGCCGAACCAAGCGCCCTTGATCAGGTCGCCACCCAGCGGAGCTGGGCGTTGCTGGTACTGCGCCGAAAACACGTACCGGCTGACGCGTGCGCCCTCCTGGTCCGTGCCGGCGCCGGCCTCCATGGCCAGCAGATCCGCCAGCGGCTTTTTGTAGGGCCAGTAGCTGAAGCGCCCCTTCTCGTCCCGTACGCTGCTGTCGACCTTGGCCTGCAGCTCGGCCGGCAGGCCTGCCACATAGGCGTCGTCGATCAACGCCGGGATGACCACCTGCTCCCAGTCCGAGCCAAGATTTCCGGTCTCGATGAAGCCAGTCACGTCCTCCTGCGCCAGGCGCTGCATGATCACGATGATCGGCGTGTCGGGGTTGGCCCGACGGCTTTTCACCGTGGCGATCAGGTCACGGTTTGCCTTGGCGCGCCGCGGCTTGCTGTAGGCGTCGCCGACCTTGAGCGGGTCATCGATGACGATGGCGCCCTGCCACCCCTCGGCCATATGACCGGCGCGAAAGCCGGTGATCTGGCCGCCGAGCGATACCGCGTAGACGCCGCCAGCCTTGCGGCCATCGACCTCGATGTTCCAGCGCTTCTTACTCTTCGCGTCCGCGGCGACCTTCAGCGGCCACAGCTCCTGGAACTCGTCAGACTGGACCAGCTCCTTGGCCGTCTGCGAATTCAGCAGCGCCAGGTCGTCGGAGTAGCTGATGTGCAGGAACCGGGCGCGCGGGTTCAGCGCCAAGCCGCGGGCCATAAGGTTGATGGCAACCAGCTCGGTCTTCGACGAGCCCGGCGGCACGTTGATGACCAGGTTCTTGATGCGGCCGTCGATGACGTCCTGCACCTTCTGGGCGATCAGCTCGTGGTGCCAGTTGACCCGGAACTTGATGGCCTGGCGGTGCTTGAAGAAGTACCGGCTGAAGAACAGGTGGTCCTGTTCGCATAGCGCCTTGGCCGTGGCGCGCAGGACGGCGGGATCAGTATTCGCCTTGCAGCTTGGCGACGGCGGCGGCGACTTCTCTTTCATCCACCACCACCGTCTTCTGTTCTATCGGGCCGCCGCCGGCGCCCGTGTGCTCCCGCTTGTTCGTGAATGCACCGCCCACCTCCTTGGCGGCCTGCTCCAGCACGCCGGCCGCGCCGACGACGTTGCCCCGGCTGATGTGCTTGTCATAGATCCTGCCGAGCTGCCGCAGGCGAAACGCCTGGTCGGCGATGGGGATCTCGGCGATTTCCTCGCGGAAGCGCTTGCGGGTGTCGTGGAATAGCTGGACCCATTTCTTGGCCAGGTCCTTGCCGGCGACTTTGGTCGGGTCGTACTGCGCTACCTGCATCCGCGGGACGTCCAGACCGAATTCTTCCTTCACTACCTCCGATACCTGGCTGGGGCGGTCCCAGCAGGCCAGGGCTTGGACTATGAAGCGCTTGTGCGCATCCGTGAGCTTTGCCATACCAATATGTTGCCAATAAACACAGAAGGCGCTAAACGGGTAACTCGACTAATAATGGGAGACGACAATGCCTAAAGCGCGCAATCCGCTCAAGAATCTGAAAATCGAGACCGCTGCTGGTACCCGTAAATGCCACGCGAATTCGAAGCACACGATTGCCGCCGGGGAGAAACACCTGGCTCAATACGACGACAGCGGAATGGTCCGCGAGAACATTTGCGCGGAATGTGCTCCGCGCGTCCTTGCTGAGATCGAAGGGCATCTGCGCGAGTTGCAGGCCAGTTTCTAAAGCCCTGCGCTACGCGGCCCTCAAGCAGCACCCGCAAGCGCGAGCAACGTCCAGCCGAGGCACGGCCGGCGCACCGCCGGCGGCTGCGGCCAGCCGCCGTACATCCGGCGACGGCCCATAGCGCGCCACCACACCCACGAATTCCTCGACGTCATGCCCGACGATGCGCAGCTTCGGCCGGCCCGCCTTGTCGAAGGCCGGCGCACCGTACGGATCGGGCGCGTGCCCGATGTGGTAAAGCTCATGCTCCACCAGGGCGCAGAACTCGGCGTCGCTGCAGGTGGCGCAATAGTCCGCCGCCAGAGTGATCAGGAACGCCGGCACGCGGCCGAACCACTCGATCATCTGCTGCTCCTGGCGCGCCTTCTGCCAGCCACCAGCGCGGAACATGACCTGTTCCGCCTGGCCCAGCACCACGCGCCCGACCTTCTGAAAGCCTGACGACGCCCAGAGGAACGCCAGGTCGGCGTCAACCAGGTGAGCGTGGTCAGGATTATGAAGCGCCCCGTCCGCGGCGAGTATCACTCGTTCAGTCCATTCCAGCAGCTGAGGCGCCGGCGCCAGCAAGACGCCGGCGGCTTCCGCTCGCGCCAGCCATTCGGCGCGCGGCCTGGGTCGCTCCTGCACCGCCGACCGCTCTCGCCATTCTTTCATTCTGGATCACCCCGATGTTTCGCCCCCTTCGCTAACCGCTGGCGGACTTACCGCTGTTGGCGTGGCGTTGGGGGCAACGACATACTCACCCGCGAAGCGACGCCGCCTATCTGCCAGTGCCATAATATTTATCTTTGTGTTACAAGATGACTTATTAACGTCAATGCCATTTACCCATGTGGATCACCATCACAACGACCATCTGCGCCACCCTGGTCTCATTGCTCAGCATCACACTGGGTTACTTGTTAATGGCCGGCTCTGTAGGGGCCGACGCTAATTTGGTGAGCTTTTCCCTAAAAGCTGCCGGAGCATTCGAAATAAATGGCTGGAGCTTCGGCCCCGGCCTCCTCATGACGCTGTTCGGATGCGCCACGACCGCCTGGACAGTTCACCGGACTATTCGACGCGGCTAACGCTTTTTCCTAAGGAGTTCGCGATGGCAACATACTTGGTGACGTACGACCTTAACAAGGAAACAAAGCGCCCTCCAATCGTTGATGCCATCGTGAACATCGCGAATGGTTGGGCCAAGCTATCTGAGTCAAGCTACGCAATCGGGTTCGGCGGGCCGCCTGAGAGTGTTTACGCAGCTCTCACGCCTATGCTTGACGATAACGACACACTGTACGTCATATCTATGCGCAAGCCTTTTGCAGGACAAGGCGAGCCCGAAGTCAATCAGTGGCTAGCCGATATGCTGGCCAATTCTTAGCGCGGTCGGTTGCTCCCATCCGGCTACCTGGCGAGCTGAGCGTCGCGGTTCTCGTCATGCCGGCCGCCGGCGACAAGACCGGTATAAGTGCCCTCGCATTTGCCCCTGCGCGGACGCCAGGCCTGCTGAGGCACTTGAAGTCCCTCCCGAAGTTCGCCTACGCCAGTCACAAAAGTGTGTTACAAAATCTGACGCACTGAATAGGAGGTCCAATTGCCTGGCAACATCTGCACGATCTTTTGGGACAACTCAAACATTTTCGTCACGGCCAAGGATGAAGCCCGTGACAGAGAAGGCGCCACCGCGGGAAGGGATTTGAGAATCCACTTTCAGAATCTCCTTGACCTAGCCCGTGCTGGACGCACGATCCATCGCGCGTTTGGCGTCGGATCGCAGCCCCCTGAACTCCAGGCTGTATGGGATCGGTTGCGTACGTCCGGCGTGTCCCTTGAACTGTATGAGAGAGGGCAGGACTCGGGCCACGAACAGGCGTTAGATCAAGCCCTGCAAGTCCATATGTTGCGCGCAACGTTGGACGGCCCCCCCAACACGGCCGTGCTACTCACTGGGGATGGTGCCGGCTTCCATAATGGAATTGGTTTTCATGCCGATCTGGAGAGGATGCATAAACATGGCTGGGCAATAGAAGTAATTTCCTGGGAACGAGCATGTCATCCTCGACTTAAATCCTGGGCCGAGGCCGTTGGTACATTCGTCCGGCTCGAAGATCACTACGATTCCGTCACATTTCTCGAAAAGCTACGTCGCCAAACGTCAGTGAAGCGCCGCCCAATCAGCCCGTTTCCACCAATCCTCCCAGGTACCCACAAATAGCTGAGTTTCTAGCGGTAGGTCGCCCGGCGGACAGTTCTCTCTGGCCCCTGTGCTCTGGAAACAAAAAAGCCGCCCGGAGACGGCTCATTGCTTCGAATCTCAATTACTTCTGAGAGAAGTAAGCGGCTGTCAACGTGGCGGCAACCATATCAACATTTTCGTCATCATCAACGTTTCCGCTGATCGCCTCTCGCATGCCCAGGTAGAACGCTTTCACCTCAGCGATTCCCTTTGCATAGCGAACTTGCACGGCAGGGTTCTTAGCGATTTTCACATACTCTTCATGCACAGCTGCGGGAGTGGTCATAGTCTATTCATTGAAGTTGGCTGAACAACTTAGATGTGTCCTCCTAAGCCGTTTTCAATGCTGGGGAAAACCCTTTTACATAGACAGTCCACAGAAGACATTCGACATTGCACCTTCTTCAGGGTGCAAGCCCGGGAGAATTGCCCCAATTCCTCGATGTATGTAACTCTCCTCGAGACGATTCCCACGAGGAAATAACATAAGGGCATCGTGCTAGACCGGCGGGGTTCTGGAAGAACTCTGTGGAAACAAGAAAGCCGCCACTAGGCGGCAATTTTGCAAACACTTCGATCGCTTACTCTTCAATTTTCTTGAGGGCGATCTCAGGGAAGTAGTATTCCGCAGGGGTGCCGTCGCGGAACCAGCACACCTTGACCTTCTTTGTATTGTCGATAACCTCAAGGATCGTCATGTACGGCGAATCGCCACCTTTGAGAACAACGACATCACCGGGACTCAGCGTCGACATTTCATCTCCTAAAAGTATAGATCCTCAGTATGCCTACAAATGCGACGACCAGCAACGACGGGATGCGGCTTTCAGCACGATACATTATTTTCTCCACAAGGTAACCCGGAAAAATTATCGTGCCCTACGTAATGTTCTCGCACTGAGACATGCGCCACTTCTCAGCCCTTGATTTCGGTGCGAACGAATCGCGTCTGCCGGGGCCGTTTCCATGCAAATCAGTAATTTTGTGTTACCTTTACCCCCGCCTGTACAGGCGGGACGGCCTCGGGTCGCTCACGGCCTTAACCCATGGGTAGGCTGTCGGTCGCGCAGTTGTTGCCGCATGACCGTCGCCGTTTTTCATCATTCGTGGCCTCGGGCCACCAGGAGCAGCCATGCAAAAGCGGCTAATTTGCAAGATAGCCGACATCTCGCACGAGTTTCCAATTGAGCCAGGTAAAGAGCCGCAAAGCGATCTTGCGATGCGCCAACTGGCCTTGGAGCTTGCTGACGCCGTCATCGGTGATCGCGCGTGGGGCGCTCCCAAGCCCCCCCTCGAAGATCAGGTCGCTGAGCGACTTGCACTCAACAAGATCAGCGACATACGCGTCGAGTAAAGCAAAACGCCCCGGGTCTTGGCCGGGGCGTTTCTTCCGTTCGTACTTGCTACGAGTATGGCGGAATTTTCGCTTTCTTGTCCGGCCAAGTCAAGTCATCAGGCTATTCACGTCGCCGCCGGCGCTCTAAGCAACCCAATTGGACATTCGCTTCATCGCTTAAAACCATCATGCTCACCCCGGACTTCTTTTCGCAATGTGCTACCTCGTTACGCTCACTAGCGGACGACGTTCAAAAAACTACGCCGCCGCCAAAAATGGAAGTCACTCTCGCGTATTCTGATTTTTGCGAGTCATTTCCCGAAGCTCAGACGGGGGAACTAGTCAGATGGGCTGGCAAAGGAACCGTGATTTACCGATTCGCCATTCGACATGGCCGCGAGCAGTCCTCCGTTTTGGAGCGATTCAACGGCTGTAAGACGCGGGAGAAAGATCTGGCGACGCAGGCAGGAACCAAACCAAGGGCATACTGTAGGGCAAATCAAGCGTCCTCGACGCTCTATGTCGGCAGCTCCCGGAATCTGGAAAGCCGGTTGCGGCAACACTTCGGCTACAAAGATAGAACCACATATTCGATGCAACTAACGCATTGGCTGCAACCAGGAGATATTGAACAGATCCATCTGTCAGTCTGGAACTGTGAAGGAATTAATGCCGTAGCGGTCCAGGCAATGGAGGATCATTTGTGGGATGTCGAGAGACCTATGCTGGGTAAAAGAGGGGGACGCTAGCCGCGCATCTCGCGAGCTGAGTGCTGGACGATCGCGGCACCCACCATCGCCGGCGCTAAAGCATCTAGAGCTCCCGCCCTTTCCTGCCTGGCCAGCCGTCGATAGGCCTGCAACACGTCGTGCAGCGTCGACTTCGGCACATCGAACCGATCCGACAGTTCGCGAATCCGCGGCCGACCTCGCAGCATCCGGCAAACGAGCATATCGGTCACCAAGCGCTCCCGCCCCTTGGCGGAGGGGTTCAGCCACTCGGAGACGGCCCGGGCGCTCTCGGCGCCTTCCAGGCCCGTCCCATACTGCGCCCGCAAGATGTGGAAGCCCACGCTGTCACCAAGCGTCCGCTCCATCAGCTTCACGATGAACACGGCCTGCGCATGCCACTCATGCGGCGTCAGCCCTGATAGAGCCTTGCGCTCATACTCCACGTCGAAGCGCTCGCGCAGGGCCTCGCAGACCAACTGCGTCGGGTTCTTCGGCTCGATGGGCAGGGCCAGCATCAGGTAGGCCACGGCAATCGCGTGCTCGGGGCACGAGAACGTTCCGGCTTCACGCGGCATTCTTTACTCCTTTCAAATTCTCCAGCTCACAGCCTGGCTGTATCGGCCCGGTATAAGGCTGGCGCCCCGGCATGCGCATACCGGCTGGGAAAGCGTCGACGTCGACTAGGCGGTCCATGGTCATGGGCCGAGCTCCTTCTAATTCAGATGCGTTACGATCACCGCCATCACTTTCGGAGGAACAATGAGCACGTGGACCTACAAAACGAACAAATCCTTCTGTACTGACGTCAAGAAACAGTGGATAGGTTCCTTGACAATCTTTGCGCCAGACGGCTCCAACGATGGGCCCAGGTACACGACTGAAGGCTATGCCACCGAGGCGGAGGCTGACCGAGCTGCGGCGGATCTCGGCCAGACAGAGACAGACAAGCGCAATGCGAACCCCGGCCTCTATCCGGCCAAAGTCAAAGGGAAACCCTTCTAACACCCAAATCATGTTGCACGTCCCTGCTCGAGCCGGTTTTGTCGGAAACAGGGTCGAACGCCAGAATGCCGCGGCCCGCCGGAACGGCCACACGGGGTGCACAAAGCTGCCCGGGGCGCAGACAAGGCAGCCATCGCAGCCGCGGGCCTGGCACTGCATCGCCATCCAGGCCAGCGTTTCGCCCATCGGGTCGTAGGTGCCCATGAGGTTCCGTGAAGTCTTCATGCCAGGTCACTCACCAAATCCACGGCCCTGAACCAACTTCCAAGGCCCGCGCCAGCGGATGCTCCCGCCTGGTCTCCGCGCGGCTGCGGTGACGCGCATTCGTCGCCAAGCACCCGCAGCATCAACGTGCCCAGCGCCTGCGCGGTCACGTTCCCGCTCGCCGCTTCCGCGAAGTCCACGCGGTTGTGACGACGCAGCCAAGGAATCACGCTGTCAGGAACCGGCTGGCCAGGCAGAGCCGCCTTCAGGCGCCCCGCCAGGATGAACAGGCTTCGGCGGTTATGCATGCGTGCAGTGATGCCCGCCTGCTCCGCGTAGGCCGTGCCGTGATGCAGGTGGCAGTACCAGTCGGACACGCCGGTCGTGGTGTCGGCGATGGACCCGGGCAGCATGCAGCCCCTGACGCAGCACATGCCGTAGCCCTGGACCGGATGCTGATGGCGGGTCACCGCCGCGGATGCTTCGGCGTAGCTCATGCGCCTCCCTCCTGCTCGTCACGCCGGCGACGCAGCTCGGCGAAGATCCGGTCCTTGAAGGCCGGGTAGGACTCGCCGCCTCGGGCGAACATGCCCAGTTCGCGACCTTTGCGGTCGATGCCGCCGTCGGACGCCCACCACCGGTCCGCGTCCTGCGCGGGCTTGTCGGCGACCTTCTCCGGCTTGACGGGCACGGCTTGTGCGGCTTGGCGCGCCCTGGTGAGCACCTTGGCCAGGTACGTCCAGGGGATCGGCTCCGGGGCCGGCTTGGACTGTCGCGCAGCCTCGACAGCCGCCAGCGCTTCACCCTCGGTGAGACCGCTTTCGACCCATTCGCGGAAGTCGGGCCGGCCCGGCGCGACGTCAACGCCCTCGACGCGAAGTCGCTTGGCCAGGACGCCGCAGGGCGTCGGGTCGGACAAGTAGCCGGGCGAGTTATCCACAGTCGGAGGCTCGCGCGCGCTACCCCCCCCTTCTTTTATATATGTCCCTGTCCCTGTCCCTGTCTTAGCCGTGACCCCCCCGTGACTTTCCGTGTGACTTCCATGAGGTGTCACAGTGACAACCTTGTGTCCCTCCGTGACGACGATGGATATTCCGCGTGACGCCGCGACCCCGCGCAGCTGTGACGTACTGGTTCCCTTGGCCGGCAGAATCACGCCAACGTCACGCAGTGCCGCAAAGAGCAGTTTGCGGTCTTCCCGCTCCTCCCGCTTGCGTTCGTTATCGCCATCCTTCGCGGCCTGGTGCTCCTCCCGCTTCGCCATGGCCTTGATGGCCTCCTCCGCGATCACCGGGTGATAGAGCCGACCGTCGGAGCACTTCACGAAGCCGCGCAGGGCCATGCCCTTCACCTTGCGCCAGGCGGACAACTCCTTGCCGGCCAGGTGGGCCAAAATCCTGTCGTCGTCAGGTAGCGATGCCGCGGGCTCCTGGTTCCAACTCTTGCACCACAGCCGCAAGGCCGTCTTGAACTCTTCGCCCGAGGAAAGCGCCATCATGTCGCTGTCCAGTAGGCGCTCGGTGTGCAGAGGCATGAACGGCAGGCCGCGCAGGTTGCAGTCTGGCGGTGTCAGGGCCGCAGGTAGCTGCTCAAAGTCTGTCATAGGTCACTCGCACACGTGTCGGGGGACACCGACCGAAAGGTGCCGTAGCCCTGCCGCTCCAACGCCATGAGCGCGGTGACAGTGCTATCCTTCCCGTCGAAGCGCGATACATCTCGCAACATCCCCTAAACCAGACCGCCCTATGTTGACGAAGACTGCGAAAAAAATTGCCAATTCGACGGACTTGCGTCGCTCGCAACGTCTGACGAGTTCGGATATATCGCCCAACTACTGGTGGGTGAGCCACAATCAAATGCATCGCCGAGAGCTCAGCGGCGGCTACATCTGGTGTCCCCAAACCAAGAAAGGCGGCGGGGCGAGAGAAACCTGGACCAACGTGTCCCGCGTGCGACGGGGAGACATCGTCTTTTCCTACGCAAAAACGAAGCTCCAAGCCGTTGGCGTTGCGCTTGGCGATGCACAGGAGGCAAGTGCCCCCAGCGAGGCGTATCACTCGTGGAACGATGCTGGATGGCGCGTGCAAATCCAGTGGGAATCCCTTGGATCCCCGTTGTCTCCCAAAGAGCATTGGGACGAAATCGGCGACCTTTTCCCTGCTGTCCATTCGCCACTGCGCGAGGATGGCGGCGGAAACATGACATACCTGGCGGCGCTGAGCGTGCCTCTGGGTTTGAAGCTGCTGGACCTGATCGGCATGACGGACGACGACGCCCTCGCGAACGTTGATCGCGAGATGGTCAAGGTGTCTGGCGTCGATAAGACTGAGGTTGAACGGGTCTACCAGGCGCGTATAGGCCAAGGCACGTATAGAAAGAACGTCATGTCCGTCGAACGCTCCTGCCGCGTAACGGGTGTCAGCAATGTGGATCTGCTCATCGCGAGCCACATCAGGCCGTGGCGTCAAAGCTCGAACCAGCAACGTCTCGACGGCAACAATGGCCTGCTTCTCTCGCCTCACGTCGATAAGTTGTTCGACTCGGCCTGGATATCGTTTTCCAATCAGGGAGAGATCCTGGTTGCCAGCGGCGAGGTTCGAGAAGTGCTCATCGCCTGGGGCATTGACCCAGACATGAACGTAGGACGATTCAATGAGGACCAAGAGAAGTACTTGGCCTACCATCGGGACGTCCTTTTCTCGGACAAGGCCAAGCAACCAGCCCAGTCCCCTAGGCCGGGCAGGACTTGAACCGACTGGCCCATCCAGGCCAACGCCCGGTGTGGCGCTACTCTTATGCGTCTCAAAAAGACGCAGGCCGTCGACGAACATCGGCACCGTAGAGTAAAGACAATAGCTGTACTGAGAACAATCCAACCATCTCACGTAGATCCGCCACCAGCGATGAAACTCGACCGTGCCGTACAAAAAGTGATTCTGGATACACTCGCCTCGCGATATCCGGACTGGATGGGCGTTGACGCGCTGCTCTCCCATCTTGACTTCAACCTCGAGCACCAGAACAGGTTGGCCAACGTCTACTATTTGGAAGGCCACGGGCTTGTGGAAGCCAAAGGGAATCCCAAGGGAACGGAGGGCCAGGGCCTGCGCATCACCGCAAAAGGCCTCGATTTCCTTGAAGATGATGGCGGAATCGGTGCCATCCTTGGCGTGGTGACCATCAAGCTGCATGACGACACCATCAAGCATTTGATAGAGGCCAAGATCCTGGCATCCGATCTCCCTGCGGAGGAAAAACAGCGATGGACCGATCAGCTTCGATCTCTGCCCGCCAAGACCATAGAGCATCTGGTCATGAAACTGGTTGATAGGGGCCTTGATTCGGGGTCCGGAGTGCTCGCTACCTTGGGCGCCTACATCGGGATTTCCCAGTAGGACCCCAATCGACCATTTCGGAACCGGCCTGATGGTCGGGGCAATCGCAACTTGAACATGCGCAAAAAAAACAATGGTGCGACTCACAAGTCCGATGCCAGAGTTGCAATTTCCGACGTCAAGCATGTCCGATCCATCCCTGGTCGTACAAGTCGGGACGAATCCAAAACCTAGAATTGCCAACCAATTCGGCGGCCAGTTCCAGCCATATATGATCGGGATTCCCCAACCCCAACCATATGTGGAAGGAACTGACCATGGACCCGCAAGTAAGAGGGCAATTGGCGACGATCACCTTCGCGCTTGGCAAACTCATCCGCTCGACCAGCCGTACCGCCGAACAGAGACAAGACGAGGTGGAGCGGCTGCGGAGCTGGGCGGACCACCAGCTCAAAGAGGCATATCGCGCGGGCGCAGATTCTGCCGGCCTCACGCCAGAGCAACAAGCCTTCCTGTCAGGAATCCACGACACCGTAGACCAGTTGGCATGGCTCATCGACTCCCCCGTTTACCCTCAGGGCCAAACGAGCGGTACATCCGCTCCGCGCAACGACGATCCCAGTCCTGCTGAGCTCTGACGTCGCGGGTGTATCGGCGCAGGGCAGGCCTAATTAACCAGAGCAAGGCGCGGGCATACAGTTCACGCATGGCAGCCCCCACTCGCGTCGGTATCTGGCGACTGGTCTTTGAACTTGCGCTCCCAGCCGATCACGAGGTAGCCAAATGGTCGGCTCCACTCCGTCACACCGGCTGGCGGGACCGCGCCAGGAATGATCTCGGCCAACTCATATGTGAACCGCCCTGCGACATCGCCAACGGGTCGAAAGGTGGCATAGCCAATGTGGTTGCCGGCGCCATCACGTAGGCGCATGCCCAAGAGCGTCGGGGCTTCAGGGCGCATTTTCGGGCCCTCCAGCACCAATCGAACGCCACCGCGGCCGGCAGGCTCGAGCCAGGCGTTGATATCGAGGTCAGCGTAGGTTCGGAATTCACGCATGGCAGGCTCCTTGCTTCGAATGAGCGCCCTGCCCCTTCCCCTTAAACTGGCTGCTCTCACGCAAACCGTTCTTAGGAAAGGAGCTGGGCATGGAAAAATCGGCGCGGCAGCAGTTCGACGACCTGCTGAAGGAATCGCACTTCTTCAACGATTCAATCAACACGGCAAAGCGAGCCGCTGGATACGCGGCCGGGCAAATCCTCGGCGCCCTCATCGAAGGGGATGTCGCCATGTACGAAAAGCTCAAGCGACTCATGGCCGAAGACTTCCAGCGAGACTCGGACCAAGGCCCGAGCCTGGACAGTGCAGCTCGGCTGGTTCTCCATGGAATTCAGCAGGGACTCGATTCGGTTGCGCGTCCAAGCGCGCGGCTGCAGCAGACGCGGCAGCGTTCGGCCGCGCGGTCGCCGGGGAAACCAGCCGCCAACTGATCGCTACCATCACCAGCGCACGTTGCATGGCGCGCCTGATCTGCGGCGGCCTGAAAGCCTTGGCGCCCTTCTCGCGCCCATATCCCCGATTACGCATGGCTCGGCTCCTGCGGCGCGGCCGTGGCCAGCTCCGGCCAGAGACGCCCGTAGTCATTGGGCCGCAAGTCCTGGCGGCGGCATTCACCATCGGTGATCAATTCAATGTCCGCAGCGATAAGGCCGGCGAGCTTATAGCCGTAAGCGACCTGGCGGAGATACCCCACCGACGTGCCGCGCTCACGACAGCGCGCCTGCGCCTCCAGTTTGGGGGTCTTCCGCAACCACCGGAGTAAGGGCTCCACTGGCACTCTTGTTCGAGATAGGGGTTGTTGACTCATCCCAAAACATTACCGCAGGGTAATTATTTTGACAAGAAAAATTTACCCACAGGTTGTTTACCTGCGGGTAGCTGTCGGGCAACACTTCACACCATGGAAATTGACGATATCTACGCAGTCCGCCTTCAGCGCTTTCGGACCCTGATGGACGACCGGTTCGGCGGCAAACAAGCCGCGATCGCTACTGCGGTTGGCAAGCCAGCCAACTATGTTTCCCGCATCATCAGCGGGAATAAAAAGCTGGGCGAAGAAATCGTCCGGGAATTTGAGACATCCCTGGACCTTCCCGCGTATTGGTTTGACGGGCTAACCGATACAACGGCATGGCCCTTCCCTAGCGTCAGCCGAGCGGCGTATGAGTCGCTTACGCCCGAACAACGCCGTGGCATCGAACAATGGGTTGCTAGGCAAGTGGAAGCATTCGGCGACACGCACACGCCGGGCGCGGGTGACTCCAAGAAGAGCGCCTAGGCGTCGACCGACGGCTGCATCAACGACTTCAGTCCACGTAGATCGGTTCCCCTGCAAGGGTAGGCTCGCGCTGCTGCGCAGCCGCGTCCTGAATTGCGTACCGCAATTGAACGATCTCTCTGCGCGTAAGAAAATCTGGCATCCCAATCGTGGCCAACAGCGCCAACGGGCCGAGCACCACTCCCCATAAGAACCAGCACGCTCCGCATGCCCCTTTGGCATTGGCGATGTGATGCGCCAGGAATGCTGAAACGAATCAGGAGGCCACCAATAGGATGGCCCAGATCGAAGTAAGCAGAAACGCCAACACCGTCATCTCACTCTCCTTGGAAGCTGAACCGCCAATGGGGAGCTAATCGTAACAGATTGATTCTTAAATCTCGTTCTATCTCCTAGACGCGGAAAGGGTCCTACTTTCGGTTCCCACCAAGATTACCTACAGGTATTCCTATAATATTTACCTACAGGTAATTTTTTAGGAGGCTACCATGGAAGTTACGCAAACCGTCAGCGCATGGCTGACGCCCACCAGCCGGATCTCGCCCAACGAGATCACCGATCCGAACAAGGTCCGCCTCGGCGACCTGTCCTACACCAACCTGGACATGACCGAGTGTGGCTACACGCTGATCGGCAAGGCCCGCATCACCCTGGCGCTGCCTGACCGCGAACGACTGATCGATTCCAAGGTGGCGTCGATGCGCGCGGAAGTGAAGAAGATCCGCGCCGAGGCCGAGGCGAAGGCCTGCCACATCGAAAACCAGATCAGCAACCTGCTGGCGATCGAGCTCAACCCGGCGCCGGCATCTGAATCTGACCGCACCGAGGGGAACTGACATGTCCAGCATGACGATTCCCACCCCGTGCGGCACGGCCGCGATCCTTCGCGTCTACAACGACGAGGAACGGCGCGCAGATCTGATGCAAGACCTCGGCGGCGACGTGCATCTGGCGCTGGACCGCGATCAGTTGATCCACCGCGAATACGACTTCAGCCAGCGCGCCGCCGAAGCGCTCTATGCCGCGACCGAAGGCAACCAGCTCGCCGAGGACGCATTCGCGCTGGTGGTGCGCTCAGTCGTGGCGCGAGACCCGCTGGCCGTGGTGGGGCTTCTGTTCCGCCAGTGGCTTGACCTGGCGATCCGACAGTTGACCGCAGATCTCGCGGACTGCTGCGAAGACGGCCAGCGCGTGACTTTCGGGGCCCGCCAATGACCGCCCTGCTCCTCTTCATCCTGGGCGGCCTATGCGCCGCCTATCCCCTGGGCCTGCTCGGGGATGCCTGGATGGCCTACCGGCGGAGGTCTGCATGATCCGCCGGTTGCGCAACATCTGGCACCGCGCCCGCCTTTCCGGCCGTGACCTGGACTTCGCCGGCGTCGCCGCGATCTTCGCCGGCGCGGTGGTGCTGCTGGCCAGCGGCATGGTCGGCCCGACGCGGGATGCCCACTCCCCCACTCCCACCGCCCATGACGGGCGCCCGACGGCATACGCCGCTAAGGACTGATCGTGAACGCTATTTCTGAACCTATCGCCCTGGATCGCACACGCTTCCTCGGCGGCACCGACATGGCCGCGCTGTACGGCGTCAGCAAGTGGAAGACGCCCCTGCAGGTGTGGGCCGAAAAGACCCATCGTGATGCCTACCGCGAAGACGACCCGGCCAAGACGAAGGTGCTCAACCGCGGCAAACGCCTTGAACCAGTCGTGGTAGCGATGCTGCGCGAAGACTACGGCCTGGACGTTGTCGCCGTGAACGAACGCTACACGCACCCCGAGCACAGCTTCCTGTCGGTCGAAATCGACTTCGAGTGGCGTGTCACCGAGCAGGCCCTAGCAGCATTCCCCTGGCTCGCGCCGCTCGAACTGGGCTCGATCCAGAACGGCGAGGTCAAGACCGTGCATCCGTTCGTCGCCCACGAGTGGGGCGACATGGGCACCGATGACGTGCCGATTCACTATGCGGCGCAGTCTATGACCGGGTTGGCTGTCACCGGCCGCGAGGTGTGCCTTTACGCCACGCTGGTAGGCGTGGACGACCTGACCTTCTACGCGGTGCGTCGCGATCAGGAGACGATCGACGCGATGGTCGCCAAGGCCGTGGACTTCTGGACCAACCACGTCCTGACCGACATCCCGCCCGATCCCGAAACGTTCGACGACCTGAAGTTTCTCTACGCCCGCGACAACGGCCAAGCGATCGAAGCGACCGACGAGATCCTGGCCCAGCTCGCCGAATTTCGCGAGCTCAGCGACCAGGCCAAACGCATCGAGGAACGCCGCGACGAGCTCAAGTTCGGCATCCAGACGTTCATGGAGCCCAACGCCATTCTGACGGCCAAGGGCGAGCCGGTCGCCACCTGGAAAAGCCAGTCCGCCAGCCGCCTGGACGGCAAGGCCCTGGCGCTGGCTCACCCCGATATCGCCGCCGCCTACCGCACCACTTCCGAAACCCGAGTCTTCCGCCTGAAAGGAGCGAAGAAATGAGCGCATCCAAATTGAAAGCCGTGGCCACCGGCCAGGCACAGTCCCAGCAGCTGGCCAGCATGAAACCGAAGGACCAGATCGCCCACCTGCTGGAAAAGCGCAAGGGCGAGATCCAGAAGATGCTGCCCAAGCACCTTTCCGCCGACCGCCTGCTCAAAGTCGCGCAGATCGCCGCCACCACCACGCCAGCCCTGGCCGAATGCGACATCCCGTCGCTAGTGGGCGCCATCGGTCAATGCGCGCAGATGGGGTTGGAGCCCAACACCGTTCTGGGCCATGCCTACCTCGTTCCCTTCAACACCAAGCGCAAGGACGCCGGCGGCAATGAGCGCTGGGTGAAGTCGGTGCAGGTGATCGTTGGCTACAAGGGCCTGATTGACCTGGCCCGCCGCTCCGGCCAGATCGTAAGCATTGCCGCCCACGAAGTCTGCGAGAACGACACCTTCGACCTGGTGTACGGCCTGGACGAGAAGCTGGAACACCGGCCGGCCATGGGCGAACGTGGCGCCGTCACCGGCTTCTATGCCGTGGCAAAGCTCGTAGGCGGCGGCCATGCCTTCGAATTCATGAGCCTGTACCAGATTGACCAGATCAAGGCGGCAACGCAAAGCAAGGGCGCCTACGGCCCCTGGAAGGACAACTTCGTGGAGATGGGCCGCAAGACCGTGATTCGCCGGCTGGCCAAGTACCTGCCGCTGTCCATCGAATTCCAGAAAGCGACGGCCCTCGACGAGATGGCCAGCAGCGGCCGCGACCAGCATCTGGACGACAACACGCTCGACGGCGATTTCATCTTCGCCCAGCCCGAGCCGGGGGCCGACCAGGCAGAGGAAGCCGCTGGCGCGCCGCAACAGCTTGCCTATGACCCGGCGCCTGTGCTGGCGCAGATCACGAGCGCCACAAACATCGACGCCCTGGACCTGGTCGCCGACGGCTTCCGCGACGCACCGGACGAGCACTACGACGCGCTCAAGAAGGCCTACGACGCCCGCCGAGCGGCGCTGGATTCGGCCGCTTAACCGTTCTCCCTGGGCGGCGCCTCACCAGACGGAGGCAACCCCTGGCGCCGCCCGCCCCATTACCCAGCGATATCAAAACCCATAGGTGAACACATGGGAGCATTTTGCGTATACGGAATGACCGAGCAGCTCGCGAAGAAAGCCGCCGAGCGGGCTTGGCAAAAATATAAGGAATCCATGACCGCGGATGTTCGCGCATGCCTGCGGCCATCCGACCAGGCCGACTGGATCAAGGTCAAGACGGAGTACCACCTGGCCAAGGGCAATCCTGTGCAGCTATCGGCGCCATTCGATGCACCGCAGTTCGCCCGCGAGTTCATCAAACTCGCCGCGGCCACCGGCCGAACCTCACGGCTGTGCATCATGCAGCGCGGCCCGAAGCTCGATAAGCACGGAGCGCCCCGAATCAGCAAGGCCACCAAGCGCCCGATGATCACCTGGGTGCCCTATCCGCGATAGCGCACACGACGTATCACCTATCCCTATCGGAGCCTACATGGCCAAGAAATCCAAAGACGTGTACGGCGCGGACGGCCAGAGCAATCTGCTCAACTTCGACCCCGCCAAGCTGACTCTCGTCACAGACGAATCCAGCCCCCTATATGACAAGCGCGTGCATCTGCCCGTGAACGAGGCACTGGCGCGGAACATCGACTATCAGGGAGTGCTGGAGCCCGTGGCGGTTTCCAAGAACCCTGAGACGGGCGACACAGAGGTCGTGTTCGGCCGGCAGCGCGTGAAGGCCGCCGTGCTCGCCAACCAGTGGCGCCGAGAACGTGGCGTGCCAGAGCGACTGATTCCCGGCATCGTCTACACGGGCAAGCGCGAGAACGCCCTGGACGCGATCGTCAGCGAGAACGAGGCCCGCACCGCCGATACGCCGCTGGGGCGCGCCGAGAAGATGCGCCAACACCTTGCCTTGGGCAAGGGTGAAGATCAGATTGCGGTCATCTACAACTGCTCAGTCGCCACGGTCCGCGACACGCTGGCGCTGCTGGATAGCCCCAAGGCCGTGCAGAACGCCGTCGAGGCAGGTCAGATCACCCTCACCCATGCCAAGGCACTGGTGAAGCTCAAACCCGATGAACAGCGCGCCAAGGTGGCCGAGCTGGTCGCGGCTGGCAAGAACGCCACGCCACATCAGCGAAGCCGCAAGCAGGCCGCGGTTATGGGCGAGCGGCCCCGCGTTAAATCCCGCAAGCAGATCATTGCCGCATTGGAAGCCGCCCAAGGCGACTATGCCGCCGCCCTGCGTTGGGTGCTGAGCGAGGAAGGGGAAGCGGCATGACGACTCAATCGTATTGGAGCGGTCCCTGATCGCGAGTAACGGAATTCTGGAGGATCCGACAAATGCCAGACGTTCAACCGCGATTCATCCGGATGGGAAAAGCGCCCGCCTACCTCGGTATGTGCCGCAGGGTGTTCAACCAGGACGCACGCCCTTTTCTGCGTGAAATCACTATCGGAAAACAAGGAATCGCCTTCGACCGCGTAGAACTCGATCGCTTCGCCGACGAGTATGCCGAGCGCATGGCGATTGACAAGGCAGCACCTGCGGGCAAAGATAGCCCTCGCAGCGAGCGCCGCCATAGCAATGGAGCATCAAGCTTATGGGGCAAAAAACAATCACCGGCCTCACGCTCAAAGACGGCCTCTGGCACATCGACAAAGTCGTCCGCGGGGTTGGCCGAATTCGAGGCAGCACTGGCACAAGCACGCGCGCAGACGCGGAGCAATTCCTCCTCTCGCGCATCGCCGAAGCCCAGGCGGCCCAAGCCGCGAAACGCCACGGCCGCCGCACCTTCCGTGAAGCCGCGACCCGCTATTTGAAGGAATATGCGCAGCAGCCATCAATTTGGCATACCGGCATCTATCTCAAGCAGCTCGATCCTTACATCGGCGAGCTGTACCTGGATGAAGTGGACGACGAAGCCCTGCAGCCCTATATCGAGGACCGTCTGGAATTGGGCCGCGCACCGCGGACGATCAATATCGCGCTGCAGCGCGTCGTGAGGGTGCTCAACGTCTGCGCCAGAAAATGGCGCGACGAGGACCGCAGACCTTGGCTATCGGTTGTACCCATGATCGAAATGCTCAGTGAAAAATCGCGTCGGCAACCCTACCCCTTGTCGTGGGAGGAACAGGCCATGCTGTTCAAGGAGCTACCCGACCACCTTCAGGCCATGGCCTTATACAAGGTGAACACCGGGTGTCGCGAGCAGGAAGTCTGCAAACTGCGATGGGAGTGGGAAATCAAGGTGCCCGAGCTGGAAACCAGCGTCTTTCTGATCCCCGCTGATTTTGGTGGACGGTTCGAAGATTCCGGCGTCAAGAACGGCGAGGAGCGCCTGGTGGTGCTGAACGACGTGGCCAGGTCGATCATTCGCAAGCAGCGCGGCCTGGATCCCGAATGGGTGTTTCCCTACGAGGGCCGCGCGCTGCACCGGATGAACGACACGGCCTGGCGCAGTGCACGCAAGCGCGCCGCGGAAAACTGGAAGACGTCGCACGGCATCCCAGCCCATCCAGGCTTTGGACGTGTCCGCGTGCATGATTTGAAGCACACCTTCGGGCGTCGACTGCGCGCCGCTGATGTACCGGAGGAGGATCGCAAGGCCCTGCTGGGCCACACCGATGGAAGTATCACTTCGCACTACTCGGCGGCCGAGCTGACCAAGCTGATCGAGTATGCAAATCGCATTGCGGCAACCGACACGCGCAGTCCGACGTTGACGGTGCTCAAGCGAGGGGCGGCTTTAACCGGGAAGTCCCCGCAAAAGTCCCCAAAATGA